GTAGCCGAAGCCACAGCCGACACACTTGCGGCTTTTTATCATCAGTCGAGCGATAAGGAGTGGACGCCGGAAGAATTTATAGACTTTCTTGCACCTTTGGCACAGGCGGACTACAAGAAGTCGGGCATCTTGCCCAGCGTGACGATTGCGCAAGGTATGGTCGAAAGTGCAAACGGAAATTCGGAATTGGCCCGGAAAGCGAATAATCTTTTTGGCATCAAGGCAAGCGCACCGTGGACGGGCGAGAAGTACACGAAAAGCACAAGCGAGTTTGTGAACGGCCAGTACGTCAAGGTCGATGCCGCTTTTAGAAAATACAATTCGTGGGAAGAAAGCGTCAAGGATCATGGCGAGTTTTTCCGATCAACGCCGACACGGGTACAGCTTTATAAGCCCGTCTACACAGCGAAGTCGTGGGAAGTAGCGGTCAATGCGCTGACCGGCACGTATGCGACCAGCCCGACGTATGCACAGACGCTGACGAAGCGCATCAAGGATTACAACCTCGACCGCTTTGATCCGGTGCTTGTAGTCGATGAGCCCGAAACTCCTGCACCGGACACGCCCACGCCCTACCACATCGGCGTGTACGCAAAAAGCACGGCAGACTTAGGCGGTGTGTTGCGCATCGTTTCGCAGGTGGAAGGAGCGGTGCTGGTGGATGCAAGCCGAGTCAATCCGGCGTACTACAAGGAGATCATCCAGGTAGGCGGGCCCAAAGACGACAAGGCGACGATTCATTTGTCGGGCGAAAATCGCAAAGAAACAGATGCGGCGGTCACGAAATGGCTTCAGGAAAAGTAGAGTTGCTCAAGATGCAACCCAGATTTGGTGTATTTACTCTTCAGGCATCCCACCAAAAATATGTGAATCAAATCATTAAAGAAGTGAGTGGTGCTGTACAATTTGACTATGGGATGACTCCTACAGAACTATTCCAGAGAATCATCTATGTAGGGAATGAAAACATCTATCCTTATTATACCTTCATTAAAGTTGGGGTAGGAAAAGAGGAAGATGAGAGTACAGTAAATGCTTTTATTGCAGATAATAGAAAGATAAAAGATTGGGAAAATGAATTTATTCCTGTTCCCTTTAATGCTAAGGGTTAGAAAATAAAATATAAGGAGGTAATGTTATGAATTTGGATGTTGGATTTTTGGGTGGAATTGCCATTGCTGTACTTTCTCCTGCACTGGTAGCTCTGGTACTGGTAGCTCTTAATTTCTTCCTAAAGAAAACGGAGAATATTAAGAATGAAGATGTACGAGAAAATGTACAAATGGTACTACAAACCATTGCCCGTTCCATTAACTTCACCAATCAACGATTTGTTGATGAACTGAAGAAGGAAGGAAAGTTTGATGAGGAAGCAATGCGTGAAGCTTTCTATCGAACTAAGAAACTGGTAGAACAGCAAGTAGATGCTGAAGGCAGGGCAGCTGTTGAAAAGATGCACAAAGACTTTACGGTATTTATTGAATCAGAGATTGAATCTCAAATCAATGAATCTAAAAAGTATGGTGATGTAGAGGTAGTTCCTGTTGCTGTACCAATTCAAGAGGATTGTGAAAATCCTGAAGAACTCCCTGATGAAGGATATAAAGAGGAATTTGGGGAGGATGCACATGATGTGCCTGTGGATGTAGTAGAGGAGGATTATGTAGGTAATGATGAGGACGTAGAAGCCATTCGAGAAACGTTGGGTGATGAAGGTTCTGGAAACATTCCTACGCAATCCAGAGATTAATTTCTTCTTTACATCTTGAATGTAAAGTTATTAAATTAGGAGATGAGAACTAGCTCATCTCCTTTTTCTTTTCCTCCCCATCTATACTATACCACATATCTTTCTATTTGTCAAGTGGTGTTAGTAGTTATCCTTCATTCCCCTAAGTTATCCACAAAGTTATCAACATATACATTAACATTTGTGGATAACTTTATCATCTAAAAATATCACAGTAAATAACAGCTATATAGTTTTAGTAGTTATTAAATACAGCGGTAGATTTATATCCCACCCTACGGGTGGGTGTTTTCCCTTCGGGGTGTCTTTATTATACAGTCAAAAATGGGTTTTGTCAATTTTATAGTGGTGTTTGCTGTAACCATTGAAATCAAGCCATTTGTGAGCTTTTATCATTACTTGTATAGACTACACTATCTACAATTAAAAATACCCTAAAAAATAAGAAACGTTGAAAAATAGCGAAATGAATTTTATTCACCCCACCCGACTAAAGTGCTTTTATCACTAAACGTTGAAATCTAAGCTCTTCACGTTTTTACATTTACCCTTATGTACACACAGATGCACACAAGAAAATAAAAACTTATAATAAAGTGATATAATTATTCATACTTATGTATAAATATATAATTGATTCAAGGTATAAAAAAAGAGGCTCATCGAGAACCTCAAGAGTAGGTAAGCAAGGAGCAGTCCTCTCATCCACAAACTTCTTTAAGGTTTGTGGACAGTATGCGAAATCCCTTGATTAGTTGTGTTTAGAATATGTTCCGAATATTCCCGTAGGTGTTAGTGGGTCTTTAACATTCCACTCCTTGCTACCTTGCCTTTATTATACAAACAAATAAACTGAAAAGCAATTTAGAAGTGGTGTAAAAGAAAATACTCAGCCACCACTTTTAGGGTTGCATTTCCTAAATAGATATGGTATACTATAAGCAGAAAAGGAGGAACGGAGATGGAGAATGAATTAGTAAAGAAGTTTCTACGGAATTTGATAGATGAAGTGGAGGGAAAGAAAACAGTAAGCCATACAGTCATCAATCAATCCTTAGAAAGACCCTATACAGATTTACCCTTAGATTATCAGGTTCTAATTGAGTGGATGGAGATGAATAAGAGAGTACCCAGAATTGGTTTCCCTATTATCGCTCACTGGCACATCCCCAATCTAACAGGAATCTCTATGACAAGGTTCAAGCATTACTATAACTGGTACGAGAACCCCGAGTATTGGAAACCTGAGACCACTCCCCAGCTCCCCTTCTATTACAGGAACTATGATGCTAAAGGAATCAAAGGAAGATGGTTTAGAAGAGACCAAGTTCACATGATAGTGAAATTTAGGAAGTGGTTAAAGAGAGGAGTGTTTGATATCAAGACAGATGACCCAGAGAAGGAGGAAAAGATAAAGAGACTGAACCGCTTAGGAATTCATTAGACAGCTGTAAAATATTGTAAAGTACAAGCACACCACTTAAAGTTGACAAAAGATAAAATATGTGATACACTATGTACACCGTAAGAAATACAGAAGAAAGAGAGGAGAGAAAATAGTGGCAAAGGTAAAAGAGTTAGAGTTCAGCACAAAAATTACACTAAAGAATAATCAGGATTATTTTGGAGCTGAATACAAAGAAGTTGTAGTAGTAGAAGATAAAGACAATCTGAAAGAAGTGATTGAAGAAGTTACTTCTCGAGTAGTAAAAGAAGTCATGAAGGTACATTCTGACAAACTGGGAACGGTGTAGAGATGGGAGAAGAAATGAAAACCTATATCACTTCCTACAACCATGAGTTTGTAGTTATTGCAGAAAAGATTCATTGCATCAGAGTTGATAGGGATGAAGGCAGATACTGTTTGGATGTAATAACAGAGAACGGTACCCACAGAATGGCTTCAGGAATGACAGAGAGTGTAGCCAAGGTTCTCCTCATGTCCTTTAGAAACTTGCTCCAGATGCAGACCAGAGATATCAATATCCATGAGCTATGCAAGTTTGCTAAGAAGAATGTGGGAGGAGAAAAGACAGTAGAAGAAATTTTCCCAGATGGTCTAAACGGATTTGAAGTGATGCAGAGACTTGCGAACCAGATTGAAGGGTTTGACGAGGAAGGAGAACCAGAAGATGAGATGGTAGACGAAAATACCGCACAAGAAATTAGAGATATGATGGGCGAAGAGGAGTTTCCTCCAAACCCAGAAGAAGAAAACAACATAGAAGAAGAAAACAACACAGAAGAAAGTGATGTAGCAGAAGGTCTCCCAGAACTGTAGGGAGAATAGTAGAAATAGCAGAGGAATCCCTTAACGGGGGTTCCTTTTGCTATCTAATAGGGGCAATAAAAAATTATCACTAAATTATTAAAGGAGTTGGTAGGGTGTTAGAAGTACTAAAAAGAAATGGAAAGACCGAAAAGTTTGACAAAGATAAAATTGTAAATGCCATCATTTCAGCAGATGTAGAAGAGATAGATGCCGACAAAATAAAAGGAATTGCCAAAGAAGTAGAGAAAGATTGCAAAGAAATGGGCTTACCTTCCGTTAATGACATCCATGACTTCGTAGAGCAGAAGTTAATGGCAGGAGGATTCTACAAAACAGCCAAGAACTATATTGAGTATCGTTCTAAAAAGAATCGATTAAGAAAAGCGGGGAAGGAAAGGAAATACAAATTTCTTAGTGAAGAGTTTCTTAGCAAGTATAAACATCTTCCTGACCCCCTCAATGAAATAGCAAGCTTCACCTTCTACAGGACGTATAGTAGATACCTTCCTGAAGAGGGGAGAAGAGAAAGATTCTGGGAATCCATTGCCAGAGCAGTCGATTATAATATTAGCCTTTCTCCCTACAGCACAAAAGAAGAAGCAGAAGAATTGTTTGACAACATTTATCATGGTAGACAACAGCTTAGTGGGAGAACTCTATTCACAGGTGGGAGCCCAGTCTCCAAAATATCTTCCTTACAAAACTTCAACTGCTCTTTTACAGCAGTAGACGATATCTATATTTTTGGAGAGATGTTCTATGTTCTCATGTTGGGAGTGGGGATTGGTATTGGGGCACAAAAGAAATACGTAAACAAACTACCAGAGTTCCGCACAGACATTTCTTTGGTGAATAAGCAATGGACTTTTGTAGAAAAGAAAGACAGAGAAGATGTCACACAGCTTACTGTAGATAAGAATGTAGCCACCTTAACCATTGGTGATAGCAAAGAAGGATTCCACAAAGCCTTAGATTTCTTCATGGAAATTCATACCCAGCACGCTTACAAAATTATTGACACCCTTATCATTGACTATGATTATGTAAGACCTGCTGGAGAAAGACTAATGAAGTTTGGTGGATTTGCCAGTGGAAGTGAGCCTCTCCAAAAGATGTTCAACAAGATTCACAAAGTCATTACTAAAAGTGGGGGGAAATTAAAACCCATTGATGTACTGGATATTTGTACTTCCATTGCAGAAAATGTAGTATCAGGAGCAGTAAGAAGAAGTGCTTGCATATCTTTTATTGACCCAGATGATGAAGAAATGATTCATGCCAAAGATAATATCTATGTGGTAGATGAAAAGAAAGGGGAATGGAAAGCCAATGAAGAACTACTGCATAGAATGATGTCAAACAACAGTATTATATTTGATGAGAAACCTACCAGAGAAAAACTAAAAGACATTATCCAAACTATGGTACTGTCAGCAGAGCCGGGAATCATTAATGGAGAAGCAGCCAGAAAAAGATTCCCTGAGTTTGCTGGAACCAACGCTTGTGGAGAAATTTTATTGAAGTCCAGACAATGCTGCAACCTCACCTCCCTAAATATCTCTTCTTTTGTAGATGAGAAAGGAAGTTATGACTTAGAGAAGATTAAGAGGGCACAAGAACTATCAGCCAGAGCTGGGTATAGAATGACGTTGGTAGACCTTGAACTACCCACATGGGATAGGGTACAAAAAGAACACAGACTCACTGGATGTGGAATCACTGGATGGAAAGATTTTGTAGAGCGAACGAATATTACAAAAGAGGAACAAGAAAAGATTCTCTCTTCCCTTAGAGAAGTAGCTCATAAAGCTAACAAAGAGATTGCCAAGACCCACAACCTAAATGAATCCACCAATGTAACCACTGTAGCCCCCAATGGTACTTTAGGCTTGATTTTTGGAGGGGTAAGCCCGGGAGTTCATGCATCTCATGCCCCATTCTTTATCAGAAGAATCAGAATTTCCGCAGCTGACCCTCTTGTCAAAGTTTGTGAGGAATTGGGTTGGGTAGTTAAGAATGAAGTAGGGCAAGAAGGGGAAAATGTAAATACCAAAGTAGTAGAATTCCCTGTGGAAAGTGGGGTGACCAGAACCAAATCTTCCTTCACAGCTGTAGAGCAATTAGAAACCTATAAGATGTTCCAAGATTTCTACACAGACCAAAATACATCCATCACTGTGACTGTAAAACCAGATGAGTGGGATGATGTAGAGGAATGGCTATGGAATAATTGGGATAGTTATGTGGGTATTTCCTTCTTACCAGATGATGGAGGATTCTACCAGCTCATGCCTTATGAAGCTATCTCAGAAGAAGAATATAAAGAGATGAAGAAAGGACTGAAACCTTTTAACCCCAACCTAATTCAGAAGTATGAAAAGAATGAAGAGGAGTTTGAAGATTTAGAACTGGATATAGAGTCTGACCCTGAATGTGCATCTGGAGTATGCCCTGTCAGGTGAAAAAACTTGACAAGAGAGAAAATATGTGGTACAGTATAGATACAGTGAGGAGGGTGACTCCCTCCTTGCTGAATAAATGTAGGAGGAAAAAAAATAAAAGGAATGAACATCTATGTAGTTATTTGCTATGAGAAGGGCAACAAAGAAGGTCATGTGGAGCATAGAGCCTATCTAACAGAAATGGATGCAAGTCAATATCTGTACTCTTTAGGGTACAGATGGAATACACAAATGAAAATGTATGTAAGAGAGGATGGACAGGCGAAAGTTAAAGAACTAATCTTGGAGAATAATCAGCTCTTTATCCCCTATTTAGAGATTGAAAAAAGAATCCCGGGAAACTATTGCACAGAAGATGATTGCATACCAAGACACGTAGTAGAAGATACAGACTATTAGAGAGGAGAAAAAAATGGACAACCAAAAGTTACACCTGTATGGAATGAATGGTGATACCCCAGTTATCTTTTTTGCAGAGATATATACGAGTGAGCAATTTTTCGACTCCAAAAACCTTCGCAAAGTAAAGGATATGATGACTGTGGTGGAAGATATTGATGAGTGTGTGAAGCACATTCTACAAATGGAAGAAGAAGGAGAGCAAAGGGAAGCCAGATTTTATTTCTTATGTGGAAGTAAACTTGAAATTAACTTGAGCATGGGATGTAAAACTCGAGATGAAGCAATGTATGCTATCAACACCATAGCTCAAATAGCTTATGATATTATGGATGCCTATGAAGAAATGGAGGGCAACCAGTAAGATATTTCTGTCACAACGAAAGGAAGGAGTGATGAGTCATTAAACCTTTTGACAGAGAAAGATGTGTGTATAAATCAGTTTGCCCCTTCTATGGGCAGAAAGAAGAATGCAACCAAGGATGTGTAAGGTATTTGGAGATGATGTATCTCTTAGATAACTCAGGGATACCAGAATCCAGATACACAAACAACCCCATATACCCAGATAAGATTGATGTAGAAGCTTACAAGAAAGCTAATGAGTGGAGAGAGAATATTGTAGACCATGTAAAAAATGGTGATAACATTTATATCTGGGGAAAGACTACAGGTACAGGGAAAACATCCATTGCAATTAAGATGCTCCTTCGTTATTTTGATTCTATCTGGGCAGGAAATGGATTAGTTAAGAGGGGGTATTTCATTCATGTGCCTCTTCTGATTAATCAAATCCACGATAGCTTTAACTCTAAAGAAGATATGAGTGGGTTGAAAGAAGGTTTAGCTAATTTAGATGTAGTAGTATTTGATGATATTGGGGCAAATAAATTAAAAATAGATGGGTATGATTTATCTCTAATCTTATCTATTGTGGATTCCAGAGTATTGTCAAAAAAAACATCTATCTACACCAGCAACATAGACCCCAAGAGATTAAAATATGAATTAGGGGATAGACTTGCCAGCAGAATCTTAGGCTCTTGTGAAATCATTGAACTGAAAGGAAGTGACAGAAGATGATTGAAATTCAAATTCTAAACAAAATATTAGATGAAAAAGATTTTTCAATCATAGAAGATTTTGACCTTAGTTCTGAATACTTCCCTAAGCACAACGAAGAATACCAATTCATTGTAAAACACAATGAAAAATACAATAATGTTCCAGACAAAGCAACCTTCTTAGAAAAGTTCCCTGAATTTCCTTTAGTAGAAACGAAAGAGGGAAGGCAGTATCTGGTAGACAGAATTAGAGAAGAGAATCTTTACAATGAACTACGACCTGTCTTAGAGAAAACATTTAAGCTTTTTGTAGATGACTCAAATGCAGCAGTAGACTTTCTTAAAACTAACTTAGATAAGTTTAACCCTACCTACAGCATCAATTCCCATGACCTAATTAAAGAAGCAGAGAAGAGACTTAACTCATTGCTGATTAGGTCAGAGAACCCCACCTACATTCCTTCAGGGTTTAAGGAATTAGATTATCTAATTAATGGGTGGCACAAAGGAGAAGAATATGCAGTAGTTACAGCAAGAACTGGAGAAGGGAAATCTTACTTCCTCATCAAAACCCTAACCAATGCATGGGAAATGGGTTACACAGTTGGATTTATTTCTCCAGAAATGAGTGGGGAGAGGGTGGGATATCGATTTGATACAGCTTATAGAAATTTCTCTAACTCAGGATTGATTAGAGGAGAGCTACAAGAGGGGTATGAACAATACATCAAAGAATTGAAGGAAAAGGAAGGTCACTTCTATGTTTCCACCCCCAGAGATTTTGGAAACAAAGTAACAGTAACCAAGATTAAGCAATGGGCAAAGTTTCACAAGTTAGACATCATTGTAATGGATGGGGTTTCCTATATTCGAGATGAGAGATACAACAGAGGGGATACAAAAACCATTACTCTAACCAACATCTCAGAGGATTTGATGGCTCTATCAGTAGAATTACAAGTGCCAGTACTTGTAGCCGTACAAACTAATCGAGGTGGGGCAAAGAAGAAGGATGAAGATGGACATCCTGAATTAGAGGATATCAGAGATAGCGATGGTCTTGCCTTTAATGCAAGTAAAGTAATAGCCATTAGACAAAGAGATGGGGCAATGGAAATTACCCCTATTAAGAATCGTGATGGCTCTTCTGGGGAGACTGTACGCTATGCATGGAATCCAGATAAAGGTATCTTTACATTCATTCCCAAAAGGGATAGCACCAATGAAGATATTAGAGCGAACGAAGAGCAAGACTTAATAGAGCTAAGGGAGAAATATGGAGATGGTATTTTCTGATGAGTAAGAAGAGTAAAAAAACAACAAGAAGGGAGAGCATGCCGTGCCCTCATTGTGACAGCCCCGATACAAAAGTAATTCGTACCAGAGTTGTCAGGCGAGGCTATGTAAGAGTTATGAACTGTGTAGAATGTGGAGAACAGTTTGAAACCGTTGAAAATGAATTTGAAGCAGAAAGATATTATGCTACAGGGTTAGAGGACATAAGACCCCCTTGCAATTTTAATTGTCATCACTGCCCCCATAGGGATTGTGTAAGAAGTGGGTTTGAAATTTTACTATTTGAAGCATGGGTATTGGAGAACTATGGAGATGAAGATAAATTCTTAGAAGCTGTAGATAGGGGAGAAATCCCTGATGACCTAAGTCAGCAATTTTATCAAGGCAAAGAAGAAAGACAAAAAAGATTGGAAGAGAAGGAGAGATTAGAAAGAGAGCAAGATAATGAACTTGAGTAACTACTCCATCTTAGATTTAATTGAACATCTGGAATTTACTGTAGAGAAGATTGTATCTAATAATGCAATGATTAAATGCCCCCATCATGCAGAGGGTAAAGAAGAGAATGCCAGCTGTGGAGTTCATTTAGATACAGGACTGTATCATTGCTTTACCTGTCAAGCTAAAGGACATATCACAGATTTTCTAACAGTAGAAGAAAAAGAATCCTATAAAGCCCAAGAATCAGGGAGATGGAACTTAGACTTACTAAAAGATTTTGCTCAATTGCAGAGAGGATTTTTCCGACCTGAATATAAAACTATCCAAGAGTTCATTCAAGAGAGGGATAAGTTAGAATTCAATTACGAAAAAACCTACTGCTATCTCAGGGGAGTAACAGAAGAAGTATTTAATCAATTCTATATTGTGGAAACAGATAGAGAAGTTATTTTCCCCAATGTCAATCAGTTTGGACAATTGATTAGCTATGGGGTTAGAAGAATCGATTCTAAGAAATTCTATTTCAGGACACCTTATGATTTTTCTGTACCTAAAATTTCATTTGGGGAATACCAAGTAAGGGATGAAAAAGAAATTACTGTAGTGGAAGGGTATTTTGATGCCCTAAGACTGTGGTCTGTGGGCTACCCAGCCATAGCTTTACAAGGGGTAGGAAGCAAAGAACAAGAAGAGTATCTTGCGAACTCCCATCACAGATTAATTAATATCTGTTTAGACAATGATGAAGCTGGAAGTAAGGCAGCAGAAAAACTTCAGCAAGCCATCTCCCATAAGAAGTATGTAAAGAAATTATCTGCTCCCCATCCCTTCAAAGATGTGGGTGAGATGTTAGACATTGATATTCATAGGCATTTTGCTGCACATGAAATCTACCCTAACAAATAATTAACAAAATACTCTATCACACTATAATATTTGCAATTTCATAAAAGATGTGGTATACTGTAGGAAAGATAGGGGGTGATAAAAATTGTATCTATGTCTTTGAGAAAATTACTGGGGGATGTTGAAGAGGGTGTGCCCCCTGACCCAGTAAGGAGGAATAAAAATGTAAAAAGAGTTGACACAAAAGAGGCTCTACAATATTTTGTAAAACTATGTAAAGAATACGGATTAGAATTAAGGATAACAAATGATGTACCACCTGATGAATTAAAAAATCGGAAAGGGTGGCTACATGAGGATGTTTACTATACGTGGTTGTGGGATAACTTCACAATCTCAGAGAAGCAAGCAGTCCATGTACGATTCCCAGCATCTACCAGAGCTCTATTTGCTATCAGAACTGTTAAGGGAGATTACTTAGAGGTTCTGATTCATAAGGATACATGGAAGAAGCTTAATGAGCAAGACAAAAGATACCGAACGCTCTTCAAAACCCCTTCCGGAAAAAGGGTTATGAACTTTAGGAGAACCAAAAGGGGCTTCTACTATATGCGTTATCGATTCCTTGCACCTTCCCCATCAAGAATGAAGAGGTTGATTGAACTAACAATAGCGGAAGAGAGGAAAAGATTACAAAAACTAAGGGAAAGACAATTATACCGAATCAATAGGGATAGATGGTTGACTGGTCGTATGAGGTATGATGAAAGGTTAGTGGAGAAAAAAGCCTTAGAAGAGAGAAAGACCAAGATTTACATTGATGGGTTATTTTATGAATGGAACCCCAAGAAGGAAACATTTGTTCCTATGATACCAAGACAGCCAAGATTAATTAAGCCTGATGAAGTAGTAGAAGAGAAAACAGAAGATGAAGAGTTAGATGAACTACCGAAAGGTATTACAGAAGAAGAGTTTGAGAAGCAGAGATTTGAAAATCAAGAAACCAAAAGAAGAATTATAAAAAGAGAGGTGTAAAACATATGGCAAAGATTAGTGATAAATTTCTTAAAAGAATGGTAGACCCTGATGCAGTAGATGATGAGAGACCAAAGATTAATTACTTTCGTTTGGTAGATGATAAAGACAAAGCGACAGTGACTTTTCTCTACTCCAATGAAGATGAGATTGGAGAAAGCACCAGACGAGTCCACCTATTCAAATATGAGAAGTCCAAATTCCCCTCTAAAGTAGATTGCTTGCGGGAAGATTCGATTGATGAATGCCCCATGTGTGAAGATGAAATCATTACAACCAACCGTATCTTCATCAACCTTTACAACCATGACACAGAACAGGTAGAGGTATGGGAGCGAGGGATGAATGAGTGGTATCTGAACTTGATTGATGAGATGAAGAAAGAAGGAGACCTCACCAAAGTCACTTATGAAATCACCAGACATGGGCGAAAGGGAAATAAGAGAACTACCTATGTACTTGATAAAGTAGGGGAGAATAAAGAAGATATGACAGAGCACAAAGATTCTGTTATCTCCTTAGATAAACAAGGTTCTCCTGTGTGGCATATGGATGCTAATGCTATGGTAACTGCTATCGAAAGAAACCCTGAGCAACAAAGATGGGAAAAAGAAAAGGAAGAAGAGGAATCTACACGTAGACCCAGATTTTAACAGGATTGACAAAAGAAGGAAAGGGGGATAATGTGATTGACGGGATTTTTTAGCTTAGAAAGAAGAAATTCCAAAGATGTATTAGATAAACTAAAGCAAGAGAGAAAGAAATCTCAACCGACAGTAAAGTCCAATGCTTTCCTAAAGGCATTGGATGAGTTAAGAAGTAAGGATTCTATTTTAGAAGAGAAAGGGTATGATTACGGATTAATAACAGATGTAGAAGAACTAACAAAGTATGCAGATGAAATTAAAAGTAATGGAATTGCCGCATTGGATACTGAGACCACAGGATTAGACCCCATTAGTGATAAGGTGGTAGGATTCAGTGTGTATACCCCAACCTTGCCCCCAGCTTACATCCCTGTCAATCACATTAGTTACATTACACAGGAAAGAATTGACGGGCAATTATCTGAAGAAGAGGTTGCCCGTTTCTTCTCTTCCATTTCGGAAGAGAAACTCATCTTTCACAACACCACATTCGATACCAGATTTATTAGGCATACATTTGGTGTGGATTTAGAAGCATATTACGACACCTACACAGCCATGAGGATGCTGAATGAGAACCAGAAGAGCAATAGCTTAAAGGATTTGTATGATGAATTTTGTGAGGGAAAAGGAGACCCAATTTACTTTAAGGATTTATTTAAGAACATCCCAGTAAACTTAATTCCCATTGAGAATATGAGATACTATGCTGCTCACGATACCTATATGACCTATAAGCTGTATGAGTTCCAGCATCCGTTCTTCAATAAAAAAGACCTACAGCAAGTAGGAAAAGTATTCTGGAATATAGAGATGCCTGTATTAAATATTGTATCTAAGATGGAGGATGTGGGATTTAATATTGACCATGAATTAAACCAAAAGCTTTTAGATGTTTACACAGCCAATATAAAAAGACACGAAGAAGAGATATTAGAATCTCTTTACCCCTTCAAGGAAGAAATAGAGAAAAAGAAAGAGGAAGGGAAATTAGACAAGAAGATTAACTTCAATTCATCTGAACAGTTAGCAGTATTGATGTATGACATCATGGGATATGAACATACTTTAACCAAAAAGAAACCCAGAAGCACAGATAAGTTTGTGTTAGAGAGTTTAGGCACTCCCTTCACCCAAGCCCTTTTAGAATATAAAAGGTACACTACCTTAGTACAAAACTTCATTGAGAAGCTACCAGAGATGATTAGCGCAGATGGGAAGCTTCATACCAGACTGAACCCTACAGGAACTGTTACCATGCGATTTAGTTCCAAAGACCCTAACCTACAGCAGATTCCCAGCCATGATAAGTTTATCAGAAAGACCTTAATTCCAGATGAAAATCATATCTTCATTTCTGGAGACTACTCCAAGCAAGAGATGGTGGTTGCAGCTTATGTGTCGAATGATGAGAAAATGTTAGAAGCTTTTAGGGAAGGGAAAGATATCTACTCAGCCATGGCATCCTTAGCTTACGGAGTTCCTTATGAAGATTGCTTAGATGACACTTCAGATGGGAAGGAAAGAAGAAGTAATGCAAAGGCAGTAGTATTGGGTATTATGTTTGGTAAGGGAGTTACATCCATCGGACAAGACTTAGGGATTAGCAGAGACACAGCCCAAGATATTTATGACAAGGTAATGGATGCCTTTCCCGAACTAAAGAGTTTCATGGAAGATTCTATTAACCATGCAAAGCAATACGGGTATGTTAATACGTATGTGGGCAGTAAGAGAAGATTGCCAGATATTAATTTACCCAGAGTTTCCATTAGAAAGAAGAAAGGGGAGTCGGATTTTGAGACCAGACAGTATTGGGAGAAGAGATATTATCGGATTCAAAATGCCAGAGAACCCTTTAGTGAAAAGAAGATAAAGATGGACAAACTAATAGAAGAAGCCAGTGATGCTGGGTGGATAATTAAAGATAATTCTGGATACATTGCAAAAGCAGAGAGACAATGTGTTAACTCCATTGTCCAAGGAACAGCTGCATATATGACAAAGATTGCTTTACTTCTCATTGATGAGAATGAAAGATTTAGAGAGATTGGTGGGAGAGTTATTCTTCCTATCCATGATGAAATCTTAGCCCAGATTCCTATTGAATATGCAGAGGAAGGAGCAAAGATATTGGAAGATTGTATGATAGCTTCAGGGAAAGAAATGGATATGGACATCTCAGTGGATGTAGAGATTGAAAGTAGATGGACAGGAGAAATGACAGATGAGCTGTGGGAAGAACTAAATGGATAAAAAAAGATTGAAAAAGAACAGATTAGCGCAAGAGATAAAAACCACGAAAGACTATTGGATACAAGTATTTGCTGATGAGGGAGATGACACAGATGAATATGTTGCTCACTCATGGGAAAATGTAGAATGTATGGATTTTGAGCAAGCTCTACTATATACATCTGTGATGGCAAAAGAGATAGAGAGACAAGGTATTAAGATAGGAGTGATAGAGATAACGGATATGACTTCTGAACCTGATTACTTTATTTCGTAGAAAGGAAAGATAGATGAAAGCAAATGATTTAGTAAAACAATTAAAGATATTAGGAGATAGTATTTCTGTTAAGACTTTCTCTTTCCTCCCCATTGCAGAGATGTTAGGGATAGAAGGGGGAGAAGGAAGAGTAAAGTTTTCTGTAACCAATCAAGAGGTTACTTCTATCTTCTTAGCTGACATTCCTTTTGAAGGGGAAGCCAGCGTATCAATTAACTTCAAAGACTTCACAGCTCTTCTTAGAAAACTAAAGAGCAAAGAGATTACCCTTAGTTATAAGACAGGGTTTATTACTCTAAAGACAGGAAGCAGCTCTCATGAATTTCCTGCTTATGTAGATACAGGGAATGAATTTGTACCCGCAACCCCTATTCCTAAAGAGGGGGAGATAAAAGAGATTGCAGACCTATCATTAGAGGGTGGGAGGAATCAAAAACTATTACCTAAGTTATTACAATTATCTGATTCTCCTATCCCCCAATTAAATAATCTTTTTGTGTCGAATGAGGGGGTGTATGCAACGAACAATTACATCATTGCGAAGGTGATGTTGGATAACCCTATCTCGAAGAGCTTTCTTATCCCCCATCAAATTGGGAAATCATTCTTAGGAGATGAAAAGATTTTACAGTATGCAGAGAATATTTTATCTATCAATCATGAAGATACTTCTATCTATTGTGGGAACTACCCTACCAAAGACTACCCTTATCAGGATATTGAGAATGTTTTCTTATCTAAAGAAGGCTTCTGGGAGGTCAGCAGCACCGAGTTAAAAGATGCAATTTCTGAGATGACCTACAACGCTCCCGAAGTCCTATCGTTCAACAGAACGCCTTATAGACTGGAGTTATTAGCACAAAATGGATGCAGGGAGATTGATATAAGGGGAGAGGGAGAAGAAGTGCAAGCTACATTTGCCACAGAGCATCTAAAGACCTTCATCTCTTTCTTAGATGAATTAGAAGAAGAGATATATATTCTGGTACATCAAGATATGTTATTTGCTTACAATAAAGATGAGACAGTGAAGATAGTTGTGATGGGCGTAAGAGAAAAGTAAAGGAGATGCATTGACATAGCTAAACCAAGAGACATAATCAAACAACTTCAGGATAAAACTACTGAAGAGGGGTATGAAGAATGGAGGGAAGAGAGAAAGGATAAGCAAACCAGAGGAGGATATGCGTATAGTTTTCTTTCAACCCTCATGGAAAGTATTCAGGAGCAGGATGTACAAAGAATACCCTCCACAGCCTATGCCCCTTCCTCTATGAAATGTGCAAGGAATATGTTCTACAAAAGAAGTGGGTATGAGACTGACCCCACTCCAAGAGAGCATCATATGATTGGAATTACAGAGAGTGGCACAGATAGACATGATAGATTACAACATCAGATTGCCCAATCTACAAAGATTAAATGGGTGGATGTTGAGAAGTATATTGAAGAGAATAACTTAGACCATTTAGAAATCAGAGACAGAGAAGGATTGGAGCTACAATTATTTGATAAAGAAAGACACCTATCCTTTCGTTGTGATGGTATCATTGAATTTATGGATGAGTTATTTATTTTAGAGATAAAGACAGAGACCTCCAAGAAATGGGATAAGAGAAAAGCAGTAGACCCAGACCATTATGACCAAGCAACCGTTTACTCTATCGCTTTTGAAATCCCTAAGGTTATGTTTCTCTATGAGAACAGGGATAGATGCCTAAAGAAAGCCTATGTGTTTGAACCTACAGAGGAACAAAAAGATATCATCCTAAAAAGAATCCAGATTGCAGAGCAGGCTTTTGCTCTAAACAAAGAACCGATAGCAGAGCCCAGTTCATCCAATTGTAGATACTGTAGATATAAAATTTACTGTGATGAAGCAAAATAAAGAAAGGGAGATACTATGACAAAGAAAACAACCCCTAAGAAAAGCAGGAGATTAACCAGAGGTCAAGCCATTAGAGCCAAATGCTTAGATTGTACTTGCCAGCAAAGAAAAGAAGTAGAGTTATGTATCCTAACTGATTGCCCCCTATGGACTTATAGAATGGGGTATGAAGTGGATAGAGACACAGGAGAGAGAGTAGTAAGAAAGACAAGGAAAGGAACCAAAGGAGAAGAGGATGAATAAGAAAAGAGCACTAAAGAGAATTGAAGCAGAGGAGATGCAAGAGATGAACAACACTGTTAGAACTTTAACCTTAGAAGAGTTTGAAACCGAGGTAGGTTCCTTAGATGAATTCAGTACAGAATCAGATGGAGAAACAATCCTTATAAAATACAAAGAAGATGTAGTCTATGAAATCCCCCTACTTAGGTTCAACCAAGCCATTTGTTGGGAAAGATATTGGGTTACAATTCCCAGAGTAGAGAGAGGAGTAGTAGGAGCCTTGATTGATAGATTTAGAAAGACCCCTCTACATGAAAGAGACATCCACCAATCCAGCTTCCTTCCAGACCCACCTCAATCTCCTGATATAGAAATCCACTAAGGGAATGGAGCAGAAAGAGAAGAAGAAAAAGAGAGCAAAGGCTCATATTCGACATATTCATGGCAAGGGATTTGGTAGGGCAAGAATAAAAGCTCACCAAGGTATTTGTGCATCTGATAACTCGTTTAGAGCAGCGGCAGAGGGAGATAAAATTACACTAAAAGATGGGAGGGAAGGAATATTATTATTGTATTGGCATAGAGCATATACAAGTTTCCTCTTCTCCCATAAAGATGAGGTAGTATTAATCTCTTCTATTTTAGAAATAGCAAAGGTAGAGCAAGGAGATGCCAACCAGTGGTTAGAGTATGAGAGAATTATTACAACAGATATATAATCAGATATTTAATTAGGTGAGAGAGTGGCAGAGAAAAAGGTAACAAAAAAACAAGGAAAGAGAGGAAGGAAAAGAGGAGTACAGGAGTGGAAGCAATATGAGAAAGCAATTCGTACAGGTTTTAATGAAGTAGAAGGATGTAGTGTAGATAGAATCAAGGATGCGAAAGATAGATTCTCTTCCACCTTCCAAGAAACCAGTGAGATTGCAGACTTTATAGCCTTCAAGGAACCTACTCTATTGTTTGTAGAATGTAAGACAACGAAGCAAACCCATATCAGATACAATGGAGACATAAGACCCAATCAATGGGCAGGGCTAATTAATAAGCATCAGATAGGTGGGGTGTATTCACTATTTTTCTTTTGGTTTATTGGGCAGGAAGATGGAAATTTTGCAGTACCAGTAGATGAATTAGCAAGACATAGGTTGAGTGGAAGGAAAACCTTGTCTATGAAAATGGTTAGGGAGGGTGAGTTAAAGGTAATTCCCTTGAATGCAACCTTGAAGCAGAAATACTATAAATATGACCTATCAAATATATTTGATTTAGCCAGAGAGTTTGGAAAATTAGAGAAAGGAGTGTGGTTGCGTGAACAATATGAATAAAGAAGTCTGGGTGCTTAATAGCTCTTTAGTAAACGTAAGCCCTGTGATAAGTTTTTCAAGGGAACAGGCAAAGCAATTAGTGTATGATTTTATGAAAGAACAATATGACTATATTCCCAGAGAAGCCATTGAAGAATCAGACAACTTTTATGGAAATGATGAATTCTATGCAGTACGTTATGTAAGCCCCTTAGCAGACTTAATGGATTAAGATAATGGGGGAGGGAAAGAAGTGAATAAATTATCCCAAGAAGTAGCAGAAGAAAGAAACAAAGACACAGCTTTTGTGTTAGAAGAATCTCATAAGCAATTAGAAGAACTGACAGAAAAGATAGTAGAAGAATATGCCCAAGAGTTAGATAGCTTTATGAGTGTAGTGTATTCCTTCATGGAAGAAGGAGACCTATTGGATTCAGAATTAGAGAGAGTGATTCTCACTATTCCTATGTTAGTTTATTACACAGGAGCCAAGGCAGAGAGTGTGGCTCTAAAGGATGCCATAGCCAGAGAGATGGTACGAGATAAATACAATGACACTCTACTCAAAGCTACAGGCACAGACACAGTCAAGAAATCTACAGCGGAAGCAAAGAGTACAGAAGAAAGATTATTAAATATTGCTTATAGTAATGCACATAAGAAACTAAAGCACAGAGCAGATACAGCCATGGAAATGATGAACAGCTGTAAGAAGATTCTCACTTCCAGAATTGTGGAGAAGCAGTTAAGCCTAAACAAAGAAAAAATTGAAGATTAAAGGAGAAAAATATGAAAGAGTTTAAGCACTTCCCAAGAAGGGTATACAGAGTCATAGCCGTTTATAGACAACCAGATGGAGATATTTTCTACGACACCACCATTAATAAAAAAGCAAGGGTTTATGACAGCCTAAGGAATGCAAGGATTGCCGCCACCTATTACAATAACTTAGAAGCCAATATGAAAGCCCACTATGGGTTGGGAGAAAGTACTGAGTTTAAGGTTGTTGGGTATGACTTAAATCCTGAAGAGATGGAGTTTCTGTAATACAAAGGGGGAGAGAAAAGGTGAGAAAGGTTGAGTAAATTAACCAACTTAATAGCAAAGATTAATAAAGATATGGGGGAGGAGTTAGCGACCTTAGGAATTAAAAACTATTATGCAGAAAATAAAATCCCCTTCTCTTCCCCCAAACTTCAATGGATGACGTATGGAGGTATCCCCAGCGGAATCTTAATGGAAATAAGTGGGAGAGAAGGTAGCAGTAAGACTACCCTTTCTTTAGACTTAGTAGCCAATGCACAAAGAAAATTCCCAGATAAAAGTGTAGTCTATATTGATGCAGAGAATACCTTAGATGCCAACTGGGCAGAGAAGATAGGGGTAGATATATCAAAACTAATTCTCTTATCCCCCACCAATCAAAGTGCAGAATGGATATTCTCCAAAGCAATAGAGCTGTTGGACACAGGAGAAGTATCTCTCATGGTAATTGACTCTATTGGGGTTTTAGTATCTGCACAAGCTTTAGAGAAAACCATTGAAGAGGATACAATGGCAGGGATAGCCAAAGCCCTCACTAATTTCTCTAAACAAGCTGTAGGTTTATGCAAAAAATATGGTACAACTTTAATCGGCATCAACCAAGTTCGAGATGTAATTTCCTATGGGGGTGGAGTCCAAACAACAGGAGGAAATGCATGGAAGCATACGTGTTCTATTAGACTACAAACCAAGAGAGGAGATTACATTGATGAGAAAAGAAAGGTTATTGCCAAGAGTGCAGAGAATCCCTATGGGAACTTAGTAACGGTAGCTGTACTCAAGACCAAAGCCTTTCGCAATGATAGGAGGGTGGCATCCTATACCTTAACCTATCATGAAGGAATAGATAAAGTAAATGATGCCATCGAGATGGCAGAGATAGTGGGAGTGATTAGCAGAGCAGGAGCTTTCTATGATGTTACTTCCATAGCAGAAGGAGAACCTAAAATTCAAGGGAAAGAGAAATTGAAAACATTTTTAGAATCCAACCCAGAAATACTTGACAAACTAATTGAAAGAGTGTATACTGTTCTTAATGCAGAGAACACTGATGGAGAGAACAATGAAGTGAAGGAGGAAGAAATTGAAGGAGAAAACGAAGGAGAAACTATCCCGTTCTGAAAGAGTTAAAACTGGGTTTGCAACAGCGTTAGTTTATCTCATTATGTTTGCTTCTCTACTGGTACTAAGAGGAGCTATTGTGTCTATCTTGTGGAATTATGTAATGCCAGTTATCTTTAATCTCCCAAAGATTGGAGTAGGGCAAGCAATCCTATTGACATTGTTGGTAAGTTTTGCAGCTGCGGACTTTTCTACAACTAAGGATTAAAAAGAAAGGGGAAGGGTAAGAATGAAAAATGGAAACGGTAAGAATGGTAAAAAATCTAATAAATATTACAGTGGGTTGCAAGAGGATAGTGTAGCCAGAACCTTAGACGGTAGAGTGGTATTAGCCAGTGGGGCAACCCCATTCAAAAAAGGAGATGTAGAAGCCACCCTACCCAATGGAGAAACTATTCTATTAGAATGTAAAACTAAGACCCAACCTGTTCGTTCCTTTAGCGTGAAAAAGGAATGGTTGGAGGTTGTGGAACAAGACAGCTTTAGGATGAACGCTAACTACAGTGGGGTAGTATTCAATTACAATCCCTTGCAACAAGATAACTATATTGTAATGAAGTTAGAGGACTTTAAGGAATTAGCTCAGACCTTATACAGAGATGGGGAGAATAAAATTTATGTGGGGAATAGAGCTGAAACAATTTGGGAAGAGGAGTAAGGAAATGGACTTAGTAAATAAACACAGACCAACTGAATTCACAGAAGCAATTCGAGGAGATATAATGGCAAATCTTCTTAACCCACCTAAGGATGGGAAGGTACCACAATGCTTTCTACTGTTTGGAGAAAGTGGTACAGGAAAAACTACTCTTGCAAGGATTGCTGCTAAACAATTAACAGGTGACACAAACATCTATGAAATTGATGCTTCTGCTAATCCTAATGTAGAGGATGTAAGAAGTATTAATGAATTAGTAAGTGTATACTCCCCTCTTCCCAAAGTATTTATCATTGATGAGGCTAACCACTATGCAAAGAAGAGCTGGGATACATTCTTAAAGACAATTGAAGAACCACCTGAAGATGTATATTTCTTCTTCTTAACTACCAGTCCAGAGAAGATTCCTGACACAGTACTTTCCAGACTCATGCCTGTTCACTTTATGCCTCACACAATAGATGATATTTACCACAACCTATCCTTCATTGCATCTAAGGAGAAAATTAAGGTAGATAACATCACTCTAACAGCTATGGCAAGAAGAGCAGACGGGAATATGAGAACTGCTATCAAGTCTTTAGAACAGTTTGCAATTACAGGAGATTTCAATGTAGTAGATATTGATGAGTTTACGGAGAAGGTATTGACCTTAGGGTTCACACAAAAATACCTTGAAAAGATTCCTAATTTAGCCTACAATCTTATGCAGATGATTTCTTGCCTGTTAGAGAAAGGCACAGAACATTCAGTGATGTTAGCTAATATGTTACTGCAACTCTATTATGAGTCCTGTTTAGTTTTACAGCCAAAAGAATATCTAATCAATGGTATGCTTTTACTGAAATATAATTCAGCTATCATGGCAAGTATTGAAACTGATGATGCCTCAACCAAGGGGGAGAAAGAATGATTAAAATTCATGTAGTAGATTCACTCCCCCTTGCCCCTTCTTATTATGGGAGGGAGGGATACAGAATTGTGGATACACAGGTAAAGGTAGAGGAACTTATACAGTTTAATCCCCTACTAAAAACCAAGATAGCTATCACTATCAACACAGAGAAAGCACAATCCTCTCTACTAAAATTGGCAGAAGAGAATGATAACCCATTGTTAGAGATTACCTTCATCACAGATAGTATTGAGAAGGTATCAGAAGCCCTCTACAGTAGAGCAGGGGGTTATAGTGAGTATGTTCCTATCTATGGTAAGGTGTTAGAAACCTTCAAAGATAAATACCCCACCACAACCTATGAATTCATTAAGAAACATGAACTGGAATACATCACAGCCTTAGAAGAGTTATCGGAATCAGATTTTGAAATCCTACTGCAATTAGCAGAAATATTTGTGGAAGATAGAGAACAATTGATGGTGGGAAATGCTATCAAAGTATTTGGGGTAGTTAAAGCACTCAATAAGAACTTAGACATTAGGACTCTAATTGAAATGGTGCAGAAACTAACCACAAAAGATGACCTACGGTTAGCAGTTATTCTTTCTATGCACAAAGCCAATAGCATCTATGAGCAGAGCTACAAAACACAAGGAGATTCCTTAGCATTATTTAGTTCATTTGTAGATGCCTACTTAAGATTCTGATTTAGACTTCTGATTTAGAAAAAGTCAATTTCACAAATTATTTTTTACTCGTACGGAGTTTCTGTAAAGGTGGGAAAGGAGAAAGATTATGAGCTTAGCTAAAATGAATTTACAAAAACCAAAGGACGGGTTCTTTCAACCAACCAATCAAAAACAAGACTTTTCTCACCTTTATGGGAAAGAGTCAACCTATCAAGACCATAAGAAGTTTGTATTCAAGGTTTTGGGGAAAGAAAAGAATGCGTTAGATGATTATGAAGAAGGAAATGAAATCCTATATGCTTCTCTTTTCTTAGAAGCGTTTGTAAGACTAAAACAAGTAAAGGATTTAGGAAGAAGAGCAACAGTAGAAAGTACAGGAATAGGAATGTATGAATTAACTACCTACAAAAGACTTTCCAAGCTGTATGACAAAGAAACTATAGAAAACCACTTGACAAACTGGCAAAGGTTTGGTATGATACATATGAGGATAGGAAATATATACATGAAAGTCCTCATACAAATGCTTTTACTATAATACTAAGAAAGGAGAAGGGGAATACAACAAGGCAGAGGAGTGAAAAATGACAACAGCGATGGAATATATAGCTTCGTTGAGCTACGGCAAAGACTCATGTGCAATGCTTGAAGTTATCAAGCAACACAATATGCCACTTGACCGAATCATCCATATTGAAATCATGGCAACCGATAAGATCCCAGCCGACTTACCGCCAATGATGGAGTTCAAGCGCAAAGCCGACAAGATTATCAAAGAACGGTACGGGATTGAGGTCGAACATCTATACGCCAAGGAAACCTATGAACAACACTTTTACAGGCGGATGAGTAAAGGGAAAAGAAGCGGAACAATATATGGTTTTCCAATGATACGAGGTGCGTGGTGTAATTCAGACTTAAAGGTCAGAGAATTAAGAAGGTTGGAACGAAATAAAAACATAACGCAATATATCGGCATCGCAGCCGATGAACCAAATAGATTCCACAACCTTACAGACCGCAAGCGGTCACCGTTGGTAGAGCACAATGTCACCGAAGCAGAAGCCAAAGAAATTTGCGAAAAGTTGGATTTGCTTTCACCTATCTATACGCAGAGCGAAAGAGGTGGATGCTGGTTTTGTCACAATCAAAGAGTCAATCAGCTTCGCTTACTTCGCAAACAATATCCTGAATATTGGCACCTGATGCTGAAATGGGATAAGGACAGCCCTGTTACATTCCAACCCAATGGCAGAACAGTACACGACTTTGACAGGCGCTTTACGCTTGAGGATGAAGGGCTGATAAATGCGAATGATAGGAAATTTCGATGGTCTGATATAGACGGGAGATTAATGAGATAAATGAAAAAAGAGAAAGTAAAAGAAGTAAATCCAGAAACTACTGTATACACAGACGGAGAAGTCTATCTCATCTACCTAATTACTAACTTAATTTCAGAGGTTGGAGTACAGGTAAGAAAAACTCATGATTTAGTGACGTATAGGAACATCCAAGAAATCCTAAATCACTATGATGAGAAGTTAGATAGTTTCATCTTTAGCCCCAATGGTGAAGAAGCAAAGGAGAATTTGTATGAATAAAAAGAATGTTAATATTATAGCGGAAAGAGGTATTAATACATACCAAATAATCTATGGTAAGCTGTAGATAGTAGGAAAGAAGGGCAATAAAAAGGAGGGGTTAGCAAATTGGGGAATAGAAAAGACATCAAGTTTGAAGGTAAAACCTACTCAGAAGATGTGAAGGAAGAGATAATGGTGGAAAAACTTGACGTTAGAAAACTCATTTATGAAACATACAGAGCAGTAGATGAAGAAGCAATCATGGCTCACATGGGGAAGAAAGAATATGACCTCATTGCCATTGACAGGAAAGAGTTTGTTCGTATGCTCTTAACTTGTAAGTATGTGGCAGATATGATTTTAGCAGAGTTTAATCGAAGAGTTTTGACTGGTGAGATTTCAGAAGCACAAACTCATTACTTCTCTGGGTTAGACCATGGACAGTCTATTGGGAGTTTTGTGATTGACATTGTGGCAAGTAATTCCCACTTAGCCCAGAAGGATAGGGTTATCTCAGAGTATGATACAGATAGTGAAACAAAGGGTGAGACAAATAGTGAAACAAAGAGTGGGGTAGACACTGAAGATTTTGAAGATGATATTTGGGGGGAAGAAGGATGGTAGAGAAACTTAATCAGAATACAGAATCAAGAGTAATTGTAAAATATAAATTAGATAAAGGAGCCAGTCCTCCTTTTCAAGCAACAGATGGGTCTGCTGGTTTTGATATTGCCTTATTGGAGGATGTTCATATCAATCCTTCTTCTGTCATTTCTAATAAGCTACACGTTGGGGTGACCCTTATCAATACTGGACTATATTTGGAAATCCCTAAAGGGTATGTGGGAAAACTTTATGTACGCTCCTCTATTGGGATTAGGAAAGGATTAGCCTTAGCTAATGGAACTGGCATCATTGATTCAGATTATCGGGGAGAGGTGATTGTTGCCATCCGCTCCTTTAACGCAGAGTCATTTATCCTAAAGAAGGGAGAGAGGATTGCACAACTACTGATAGAGAAAGCAGAACCTGTTGAATTTGTAGAAGCAGATGAGTTAGAAGATACTGAAAGGGGAGAAGGTGGGATTGGAAGCACTGGAGCTTAGTAGTAATCACAGAATCCACTCTAATCAAATAAACCCCCTTCCAGAGCTGAGTTAATGAGTGCTACTCATTTAGGTATACTAAGTGATGGGGAGAACTTTAGAGAGAATCAGAACGGCTATATTAGTAAATAAAAATACATTAATAAATAAAAATACATTAATAAACAAAAAGAAGAGAAAGGAGAGTTAAATCAATAGAATTAACTCAGTATAATTAGGTGAGGAAATGATAGAAGAAAGAAAAGAAGAAAGAGATATTGAGTTAGATGGCAAAGAAAGTAGAAATGAAAGATTGAATGAAATCTTAGTAGACCAACACGTTACTGAAACTATGAAAGACTACATCACTTTACGCATCTCTCTTTTAGAGGAAGAAGATTCTGTAGATAAATACCTACTAATCAATGCACTTAGTGAAGTCTTTACTATTATTGAAAGAGATGAGGCAGAGTTATTTAGTGTGAAACCAACTAATATAGAGGAGTGAAGCCCTTGCTCAATTGTATGCTGAGTGAGAGGAGAAAGAGGCTTCAGCAAAACAAGTAAAATAGGTCACATAGTGTTATTTATGTGCAATAGAAGGGAGAGATAAATAATTGAGGAGGGTTTATAAGAAGTTTATAGTAGAGCCTAATGAAAAGGCTAATCTTATTACCGAGGCTTTTGGCATAGATGCAGGATATGAAAATGTAGTGGCAGACTTGGAAATACCTACTGATTATGAAATAATGTACATTACAGGTGAAAGTGGGAGTGGGAAAACCACCATATTAAATGAGATTGTCAAAATAGAGGAAATGACAATCCCTAAAGAGCCACTATTTGAATGGGGTAAGAATCAGAAAGAGACGTTGGGGATACTTACTTTAGTAGGGTTGGGAGATGCTATGTTGTATTTATCTACCTATGAAAAATTATCAGATAGTCAGAAAGCAAGAGCCAGAGTGGCATTAGAATTATTGAGTGATAAAGAAGAAATTTATATTGACGAGTTTTTAAGTACCCTTGATAGAAAAACAGCTAAAGCAGTAGCTTACTGTATTCAAAAAGCTATAAGAAAACTTGGCAAGAAAGCTATTTTAGTAACGGCACACAATGATTTAGAGGGTTATTTAATGCCAGATGTAGTTATAGAAGGGAAAGCATTTCCGTCAAGGTGGGAAATTAAATATAATCAGGTGAATGATAAAAATTTAATATTAGAAGAATGTTCATTTGAGTATGTAGATAAAGTATTTTATAGAAATCTTAGATTAGGAGAACTCCATTATAAAGGCAAATATACTGGTGGAACAAAAGAATATTTAGCAGTTTTATTAGACGATGATTGCATAGGTATATTGGTTAGTACAAATAGAATGCATGATGACGGAAGAAGAATAGCCAGAGTTGTAATACACCCATCATATAGAGGTTGTGGTATAGGTACTGCATTAGTTAGAGAATATTTAAGGTCATTTCCTAAAACGGATGTAATAGCAGCAATGGCTTTATTTAACCCAATATTTGAAAAAGCTGGAATGGATAGGGTTAATGATGTGCAAATTAAACCACCAACAGGCTTAAAAAAGGAGCTACTTAGGTTGAATTTTGATATTGACAAATGGTTTAGTAAAACATATTGCAATGAATTTACTACTTCTTTAGAAAATAGAGAATTATTGTCAAAATATGCTAAAAATGCAACACATTTAGTTTGCCCCGGTGGTAAATATTTAGATGTGTCTGAGATTGAAGAAAAAATAGAAAATGATAGCATTACAGCTTCAAGGGTGCTTTGGGGGTTGAGACCCAGAAAAATGGCAAAATATGTGGGCAAGAGAGATTTGATTTAGATTAGCTGAATATAACAAGTAAAGTAGGTCACATAGTGTTTTTATGTGGAGAAAAAGAGTATGTAGACACACCACAGAAGAAATGCAAAGAAAAGGAGAGAATAAAATGGAGAAAAAAGAAAATGTAGTAACAAGGGGAGAGGTGAATAACCTTCTTTCTGTTGGTACAGCAGGATATGTTCGCTTAGTAGATACACTGGGCAGCGATTTAACTGTTGCAAATGCGGCAAGAGTGTCTTATGCAAAGGAATCAAAAGAACTTAGTGATAAAGATGTTCGTTTAATTCACTTCCTTGGCAGAGAAAATCACACTTCTCCCTTTCGCCATGCTGTGTTGCAGTTTGAAGTATATGCTCCTCTTATGGTGGCACGACAATGGTGGAAATACATCATTGGCTCACATCATCAAGAAGGTATTGCCGATAGTTTGAACGCATGGAATGAGTCGAGCCGCAGATACATTACTGAAGAAGTTGAACTCCACACACCTGAGGCTGGAGAATGGCGGTCTGCTCCAGAGAACTCAAAGCAAGGAAGTGGAGAGCCTTTTGACATGGATACAGGTGGAGCTTTTACAGAATCGTTAAAGCATTATCAAGAATTAGGAAAGCATCTTTACAATTCAGCCGTTGCGCAAGGAGTAGCCATTGAACAGGCAAGGCTTTTCCTTCCTGCATATGGACTTTATGTTCGTTGGTATTGGACAGCATCTCTTCAATCTGTATTTCACTTCGTAGACCAGAGGACTAAGTACGATGCTCAAAGCGAAATTCGAGATTACGCAAAAGCGGTAGAGACACTTGCAAAAGAACATTTTCCAGAGTCTTTTGTCGCTTTAGGAAAGAAATAGTAAAGGTTTTTGACATCAACAAACTAATGTAGAGGAGTGAAGATATGGAAGGGGATGTCATGAATAGGGAAGCTATGGAAAGAGAGACGACTGGAGAAAAGTTAGCTAAAATGAGAGAAGAGAATTATAAAGAGTTTTATGACTTGTACAAAGAAGATGAAGAGTTTGATTCTGATGAGTTTAATTCTGATGAATTCTTCCAAGAAGTTTATGAAGATGCCCTACAGCATATGGACAGTGTAGTGCACCACCCTAAACACTACAACCAGTATGGAGACTTAGAAGTCATTGATATCATTACAGAAGCTACAAAGAATATGCAAGGAGATAAGGGGTATGTGTTTGGCAACATCCTAAAGTATCTTTTACGTGCCCCCTTCAAAGGTAAGTTTGAAGAAGATGTAGCCAAAGCCAATTGGTACTGGAAGTACTATAAAAATGGGGGAAAGGAGAATCTCAATGAGTAAAGAGAAGAAATATGTATATACAATCACCTACGATGATGAAGAACTTTATGATTACAATCATAGCTACCTATGGAGCGTAGCTTTTACATCTATTGAAGCAGCAGAGGAATGTCTATATAGGGAAGGATACACCAGAAAAGACACACCCACCCCCAAATTTGGGGAGAGTATAACCTATTATACCCAACCTCTTCATACACGAGAAGAAGTGAATGAGTTATTGAAACTAAAAGATAAAGATGGGGAGAAGATGTACTATTTTCATGATTTCACAACGGAAAGATATTACAATAAAGAAACAGATGAGTTGGAACCTTTAGGCTATAGACTGTATGGATATTGCACTATTAAAGCGTTGCCACTATTAGAATCCATAAATGAATTGGGAGAGATAGATATATACGAATAAGTATAGTCAATAACTCACCACTTAGAGTCTAATGACACTTGAAGTGGGAGCTTGTAAAGCTATGATTGACTAGACTAAGTATTAATTTACTACGTTATTATAGTTATCACACCTTAGAATGATACCCTAGTTCTAAGCTCTGTGTAGGCACTCTAAACAGTTCTGATGAGTAGGAACAGTGAACCTAATGTGTATGTTCTCACATATAAGCTATAATAACATTGTCGAAGGGTAACAACTCTGAAAGGAGGACATATCTTGAGAGTATATGTCAAAAATTTAAGAGGAGAGGCTTTAATGCCTACCACTCCTCAAAAAGCAAGAAAGTTACTAAAGCAAAATAAAGCTAAAGTAATTAACTACAAACCTTTTACAATACAATTATTGTATGTAACTGGCGAAGCTAAACAACCTATTAATATTGGCATTGATTTAGGTGCAAAGTATATAGGCATAGCTATACAATCAGAAAACAAAGTAATTACAAAGGGTGAGATAGAACTAAGACAAGATGTAAAATCATTACTAGACACTAGAAGGCAATATCGTAGAGGTAGAAGGTATAGAAAGACTAGATATAGAAAGCCTAGGTATGATAATAGAAAAAAGTCTAAAGGGTGGTTACCACCATCAATTCAAAGTAGGATAGATAATACTTTTATGTGGATTGACAAATTTGTAGATTTATTACCTAACCCTAAGCTAAATATTGAAGTTGGTAAATTTGATGTACAGAAAATGATTAATCCAAAAATAGAAGGTACTGATTATCAAAAAGGGCAAACATATGGATATTATGATATAAGATATTATGTGTTCGCTAGAGATAGCTACACTTGTCAAGTTTGTAAAAAGAAAGATAAAACATTACAAACACATCATATCAAATATGTTTCAAAGGGTGGAAGTAATAGAGCAGATAATCTAATTACAGTTTGTACTGATTGTCATACTAGTAAAAACCACAAAGAAGGTGGTGTTCTATATGATTGGATGATAAACAAAAAGAAAGCACCAAGCTATAAGGAAACACCTTTTATGAATACAATTAGGCAAAGGGTTTTTCAGAAATATCCTAATGCCAATATAGTTTATGGGAGTTGGACTACACCAAGAAGAAAAGAACTAAGTTTAGAAAAAACACATTATAATGATGCATTAGTTATTTCCCAAGTAGAAAAAGATTTTATAGATAGTGTAGGTATATTCAAAGTCAAACAGTTTAGAAAGAAAAAACGTAGTTTACATGAAGCAATAGCTAGGAAAGGTAGAAAAGAACCTAACAAAACGCAAAAAAGGAATAGTAAGAATACTAAATATCAAAATGGTTTTTATCTAAATGACAAAGTAAGAGCCTTTGGTAAGGTAGGTTTTATAAGTGGTTTTGCAAGTGGTGGATGTTATATAAAAGATATAGAAAATAGTTATATGACAATACCAGATAAAACACATAAACAAGTAAGTTTCAAACATTTAGAATTTGTAAATCATAACAATAATTGGCAATTCATCCTCCACCTATAGAGGATGGAGGACTTCTTGCCAAGGAGAGTTAAAAATCAGTACGTTAAAAAATTCACTAAAGTTAGGGGAGGGTAGGAAATTACCTTCCTTTTTATTTGAACTTTTGATTCATAATCAGTGGACTTTAGATTGTGAACTTTTTATTCACAATCAGTGGACTTTAGATTCAGAAAAGTTTTCCCAAAATGCCAGAAAGAATTTCCCATAATTGGACTTTAGATTCAGAAAAACCTCCCCCAAGGTCAGAAAAGTTTTCCCATCCCAAGCATTTCTACATCGATTTACCCCCTAAAAAGCAAAAATTGTAAAATTGAGGGTATACCTTGAATTTTATAAAAATTAAAAAACTACCTGTAACCATTGAAATCAAGCCATTTGTAGCCAATTTATTGAAAATAAAGTTTGTAAAAACAGAAAATAAGAAAACATCTCACAGACGTTGAAATCAAGCCATCTTCAAAACATCAACAAAAAGATAAAAAGACGAGTTAATTGAATTGAGATTTTTAAGGAGGTAAGTATATGTCAAAGAATTTCAATCAAATCAGAATGGCTCTATAAAGCCTTTTATTCGATTCACAATTTCTCAATATTTTGCAAAAGTTTGGGGAGAGGAAAATTAACTTCTCTCATTCTTTATTCCAAAAACTTCTAAGCTAAAACTTAGCTAAACAAAAATTTTAACTTCTGAAAAACTTTATCGTAAGAAAGTTGTGTGAGCTGTACACGTATAGGGCTTCTCCAACTCTTTATAAGGGCTTCTCCAACTCTTTATAAGGGCTTCTCCGAGCCTTTATAAGGACTTATCTGTTCCTTTATAAGAGCTATTCTCTATCTTTATATCTATATCTTCTCTTCCCTTTTATATCTTTCACTATATTCTTTCATACTTCAGGGTAGGAAATAGATACATCAGTTCGTTAAGAAATATACAGCTATTTTTTCCTAATATATCCCTCTTGAGTATACCAGATACCATTCCAAAAGTCAAGGGTTTTTGTGATAACTTTTTAACGTTAAAGGAGAGTGAAACCGTTTTCCCCTTAAAAATATTGGGAATTTATGCAAAAAAGTGAATGATAAATGAAAAGAAATCGTTTTCCTACCTGAAAAATGCATAATAAAAAGAATGTTTATTCATTTTTTCTGTGACAATCTAAATGAAAAGGTTTTCCCTATTTTATCCCTGCGTGTTTTACGCATATTGTTCCAATGAGTAATCTGTTCGCTATCTCTTCTAACTGTCTTTAGTATACCATATATGATTCCCGTTGTCAAGGGCTTTAGAAAAATAATTTATAATCCGAATAACTACCTTATATAAAGGAGGGGAGGAAGAAACTAAAAAAGATAGAAAAAAGGTCAAAAAGGGTTGACAAGATTCTAAAAATATGATACATTAAGGTCAGATAGGAAATACCACAAAACAGATTCCCCCCAAAAAAAGAAAGGAAAGGGAAAACATGAAATACCTTAAAAACATTGAAAGCCTTGAACACCTAAAGAAAGAATATAGAAAATGGGCGATGAAACTACACCCAGATTGCGGGGGTAGTGATACGGAAATGAAAAAGCTTAATGATGAATATGAAAACTTATTTGAGGCAATGAAATTTAGAGAGAAATATCAGAAACCGAACTCAGCAAAAGAAGCCACAGAAGAAACAGCGAAAACCTACCCCAGAATCATTGATAAGTTAGTCCATATGGAAGGGTTAGAAATTGAAATCATAGGTTACTGGATATGGATAGGGGGCAACAGCTATCCCTATAGAGAGGACTTAAAGAAAATCGGGTTTAGGTGGTCTAAAGGTCGGAAAAAATGGTACTATAGTACAATAGGACTGGATTCAACAGGATATTACAAGAAAGAAAAGTTTAACACCTTGAGAAATAGGTACGGTAGCCAAAAAATAGAAACACAAGAACAAAAAGCATTAAACGGATAACCTAATTATTTAGGTTATCTTTTTTTTATTTATTCTCAAGAGGAAAGCCTTTTCATACAAAAAAGAGAAAAGATTTATTATTTATTACTCTGAATGATAATCCAAAGGAAATCGTTTTCCTTGGGGTAAAACGAGGGTAAAAATGAATAATTACTCACTTTAGTGTGATAATTGCAAGGAAAAGGTTTTCCTAAAAAAATATTATGAGGATAAAATGAGGAATTAAGGGCAAAAAGGTATTGACAAGGTGGAAGGTATCTGCTATATTAGTATTAGATACAAAAAAGGAAGAAAAGGAGACTAAAAAATGAATGCAAGGCAAAAGAGGATTGAAGAAATTGTAAAAGTAATGAAAGAACAGTATTATGAACAAGACAAACCGTTGTTTGAATTTGGGGTAGAGAAATTGACTCTATATATGAAAACAAAAAAGCGTGGTCTAATTACGGCAAGCGAATACAATTTGTACAGAGATTCGATAGAAAAATTTATAGGAATTAAATAGTACAAAAACCCTAGCATTGTACCACTGGAAAATGTAATGATTACTATTGATAAAAGCGGGGGTATAAAACCCTAAAAGAATTTAGAAAAAAGATGAAAAAAGGCTTGACAGAACAGAAAAAGTATGGTATATTATAAGTAGATAGAGAGAAAGGAGAAAAAGGAGGAAAAATATGTACAAAAAAAGAACAGCGGTAAGAATTAAAGCAGAAGAATATATCCGAAGCATAGACGTTGACTCAAAATTTAAGTTCTACAAGTTTTTTGGGTGGGGTGATGAATTGAAGTTTATGGAAGAAATTGACAATCTACCCTATAGTCACTCATACGTTTTAGATATGGCAAGAAATGGCGGAAACTTTAACCCTTACGGTAGAGATAGCGAATTTAATCCGCATGGGCAATACTTTGTAGAGACAGAACAAAAATTAATATCTATTCCCGACACAGAGGCATTAGACGAATTTATAATCCACTCTACCGCATTTGGTATTCTTATGACTGAGATTGACAGACGACTACCCGAATTTGAGGAAGAGAACGACCCTGAAACGATTGTAATGGAAATATTAGCGAAAGAAGATGAAACATTTGACAGAACTATATTTAGTTAACTTACTCTACTAAAGCAATAAGACAATAAAAATACTTTTACAAAAGACTTGACACCCGCCCTAACTTATGCTATACTATAAGTAGATAGAGAGAAAGGAGAAAAAAATGAAAAAACTACTTGATGATTTTAACAACGAATACGATTTTTTGTATTCAAACAGCGACAGGGTAGCGGGATATGACGAAGCTGTTAAAGCGTTTGACGAGTTTTTGGCAACAGCTGAGGGCAAAGAATTAGTTCAAAAGTTTGTAACATACAGAGGAGATTTCATTAGTAGCGACAGAGAAGCGGCATCATTTATGTTCGCTCTTTAACCAAAAAATGGGGGTAAAAAATGAAAAAACATCTAATCGAAGAAAATTTATATGAGACCATAGCCAATGGAGACGGTACGATGGATTTACGGTTTGAGGTCAACGGTAAAGTCGTATGGATAAAGGGTGCATCAGTACCAGACGATATCGGAGAATTTTATTTCGATGATGCTGATAATTTGGGAAAAGCTGTTGAATCTGGGCGGATTGAATACTGATATAAAAAACACTTGACAAGTTAGTAAAAGCATGATATAATGTAATTACAATAAACAAATGGAGGAAAAGAAATGAAATACAATAATATTAATGGCATTGAGTTAGGACAATTCAACGAGATTATGGGCGAATTGGGATATTATGGTAACGAGGTTTTTTACATGGGTGAACTGAGCGGGGCTTTCGGGCATGATGTAGAGGAAGCAATCATGGCGGCATTCTATGGCGGGCGGTACAAGTTTAGTCAAGACCCGTTTAATCCCAACGATGAATATTTTTCATTTGACGGATATGGCAATCTGGAGTCAATCCCTAATGAACACTATTTGCAAGATTATTTCGACCAGTTTAGAGATGAAATTTTGGAATATGTAAACGAGAACGAAATCGAACTGTACGGGGTTGAAGAAGAAGATGACGATGAATAGATGAATTATTTGAAAAAGCACTTGACAAACCAATAAAAGTATGGTATAATGGTATTACAATAAAGAAGGAGGCTATTCTATGACAAACCAACAAGTTGGGGAAAGATTCTTAAAAGGTGAAAAAGGTAAATCGCTGAATATGACATCGACAGGGGATAAACTTTTTTCATACAATACGGTAATAGTCCAATGGGTTGAGGATAAAGTGCTATTTAATAGCACGAAATATTCACCCACTACAAGTAAACAAACAAACTGGATTAAAAGCTATGCGGACATGGTAACAAGTGAATTTGTGCCAATTAATACCCACGACTTGAGACCATACATTTAAATGAAATATCGGGCGGTTGACTACCCTATTTTCCACCAACCGCCCGATGAAAATTTAGAAAATACCTCTTGATAACCCTTGACAAACACCTAAAAATATGGTATATTAGTATTACAAATGAAAGAGGAGGTTATAGCATGATTATAAAAAACGTCAAGATGGAGGTCACACAGGCAACATACAATAATTTTCTATCGGAATTTGGCGGTCGATGTTATGGTAATTACAAAGGTCTGAACGTTGTACTCTATAGGAACATGGAGGGCAAGTACTATATTGAGCTTACGGACTATATCGACCATACAATAGAATAAATTTAATCGTTAACTACTACATGGAATTACTTGAAAATTTAGAAAATACCCCTTGACAACCCTTGACAAACACCTGAAAATATGATATATTAGTATTAGATACAGAAAGAGGCGGAAAAATGGATTTACCAACAATCAAACTCATAAAAGAAAAAACAGGGATATATCACGATGGAAGAAAAAATATAAATAGTCCAGACTTACTCTACGAATTAGGAAAACAAATACTAAACGAATATATAGAAGAAGATAAAGAAGCGTTTGCGGCTATCCTCTTAGATACAAAACTAAAACCGATTGGTAACTACATCGTGTCAATTGGCATATTAAATCAAACTTTAGTCCACCCACGTGAAGTGTTTAAAAAAGCAATCGTAGCAAGTGCAAATAACATTATGCTGCTGCACAACCACCCCTCAGGAGACCCAAGCCCATCAAGAGAAGATGTATCGATAACAAAACGGCTTGTAGAGGTTGGTAAATTAGTTGGTATTGAAGTGTTAGACCACCTTATAGTCGGTAGTGGTAATTTTTATAGCTTTAAGGAAAAAGGAAACTTATAACAAGGAGAAAAAAACAAGTAGAAGGGGAAAAGATATGGACAGAACTTTGTTTGAGGATTTTAATTATCATGAGGTACCCTACAATGGAATTAATGAAATCTGGAAAGCCTTACTGAAAGGGGAAGAAGTCAACACCCTTTACGAAAATAGAAGCCTTGACGTTTGCTATGGTATCTCAATCCAACGTAAAAAAGATAGCATTGAAATATTTGGAGAATCGGAAGTAGTGAATGAAGATAGGAAATGTTTTGAGTTTTATGAGTTTTCTGGAGAGTTTTCAATTGGATTACCTTATACGCAAGAACTACAAACATTGATAGAATTGTTAACCGACAATGCGGTTTTGGTAACACAATACTATGATAAAAGTGATTGGGAAGAACACGGGTATCACGAACCTTTTACGGAAAAATAATACACAAAAATAATACACAGAAAGACAGCACAAAAATAAATTACAAAAATCAGGAAGGGGTAAAGAAATGAAATTGAAAAATACTTTGTTAGATATTGGTCATTATACAGATGAAGAACTGGAAGAATATAGAGAAGTTTATCACGACTTTTACGGGGCTGAAGCTGAGAAGTTTGGATATGAATCAGAACCAACAGATGAAGAATTATACAATTTTATCTATGAACTGGAAAGAGAAAACTTTGAGTATGTAGAAGATATGCTGTATCACCACCTTGTAGACGATATCATTGTATTTGCAGATTTAGGATTGTGGAGGGGTAGAGTAAAAGGGTATAAAGAAATGAGTAATCAATTGAATGAAGTCTTGTCAATATTTCAAGGCGATATGTATAGTTTAGGTTTGGATAATTATAATTTAGTAGCAAAAGATATCCACCATGACGGTACTAATTACTATACCTTTAGACAATGGAAACCAGAAGTGTCAGAAGAAACGAGAGAAAAGTTTTTAGATGAAGTTTATGAGAATAAATTGACAGAGAAAGAGTTTAAGAGAAAGCTTACCAGATATACAAAATCTCTAAAGGATATTGTAACAAAATTGTCAGGATTTTAAGCAGCTTTTACCCCGCCCTCTTAATTTAATGTTCAGATTAAGAGGGCAAGTACTTGAGTGTCATAAAGATTATGCTAAAAAGATTACGCTAAAAAATGGAATACAGATTGCGGAAATATGGATTCTGGATTGAGAAAAGTTTTTCCATTTTAGGGGGAGGGGGGTTTGTATTTCAGATTGGGAGAAATTGTATTTTAGATTCAGAAAGTTTTTCCCACTTTCTGGAAATGTTTTCCCATTTGGGGCAAGAGAGGAGGTAATAAATGATTGTAGAGTATTTTGAAAAAGAACGAAAAAAGTTTGAGAAGTTATTCACTGATGAAGTTTTAGAAAAAGCAAAAGAAAAAATATTGGAAGAATTAGAAGAAATAAAAGAAGTAGAAAAGAATCTAACAACACAAAAAGATAAAGAGGAATATTATGAATTATTTTTGATAGAATTATTATTTGATGCAGAAGATGAAATATTGGAAGAGGGGGAAATAAGAAAAGCAAGTGAAAAATATCTAAAGGGGAAACAATGAAGAAAAAGATTATCAAAAATTATCAAGAATAATCAAAAATTTGGGAGAAAGGAGAAATCAATAAAACTAAATAAAGAATAAAAAATATTAGTAAAAACATTAGTAAAAACATTAGTAAAAACATTAGCCTAACTTAATTGTTAGGTTTTTTACATATATAGGGCTTAACCCTTGCTTTATAAGGGCTTAACCTTTGCTTTATAAGGGCTTATCCGACCCTTTATAAGGACTTATCCGACCCTTTATAAGGGCTAATTCTTAACTTTTTCTTTATATCTACTTTGACACTTTATATACACAATTCTTAACCTTGATAATATATAGTCAATAACCAAGATTCTGATAATTTAATAACAGGATATAACCTTTGAGAAATAATTAACAAAGTTCATATCCTGTGAAATAATTATCAGACCAATTCTGANAAACATTTCACAAAGTTCATAATCTGAGAAACATTTCACAAAGTTCATAATCTGAGAAACATTTCACAAAGTTCATAATCTGAGAAACATTTCACAAAAAGGGTTTGTGAACTGTTTAACAAGTTAATCACCATTGACAAATAACTAACAGGTTAATCACCATTGACAAACAACTAACAGGTTAATCACCATTGACAAATAACTATCAAGGTTTACCTATCAACTAAATCATAGGCGTACTGTCCCACCATTTATTATATATGATATAAACCTAAAAGTCAAGCATACCATGTATTTATTATTATGAATGATAATCCAAAGGAAATCGTTTTCCCTAAGTAAAATGAGGGTAAAAACGAATAATTATTTATTTTGGAATGTTAAACCAAAGGAAAAGGTTTTCCTAAAAAATATTATAGGTCATAGGAATAATTAATGAGGTCATAAAAAAACTTAATTGACAAGCGGTAGGGTATCTGCTATACTTATAATAAATAAAGAAATGGGGGGAACACAATGAATAAACAAGAAAAGATCAACTTAATCAAGGATCACATTGTGATCCGTGCAACCTCACCATGGGATGGTGAGGCAAAATTTGATAGCTATGCCGTTGTCATTCATAAGTATGACAACGAGGATCTATCACTTATGAGTGACAATGATCCGCGCATAGCTAAAGCCGCGGAACGGATCTATAAACTAATTGATCCCATTGAATGGGATCTGTTAACTGAATACTATGTACAAGAAGGAGGACTCAATGAATAAACAAGAAATACTAAACAGCATTAAAATGTTAGCACAATTACAAGGATTATATGGTCGACTTTATTCTCAACTCAAGGACAATGATAAAGCATTACAATATTTAGAAGCTCAACAATTCAATGATATGGTTGACCTAATTTTATTCTTTGAATCGTAAAAAAAGGAGGAGTTTACTATGATAAAGTATAGCGTTACATTTTCCACGAATCATAATGGCGTGGAAAAAGAAGAGGGATATGTTAAAAACTTAACAACTGCATTGTTGGAATGTGCCGGTATTGACGGCGCGACTCTTATAAAGAATTTTGCCGGTGTTTGGCGCGGCGAAATGGAAGATTCGTATACGCTCATCATCTTATCAGATGATGATATATCCGTAAAGATTAAGGCATTAGCTTTGAATATTAAAACCAACCTAAAGCAACAGTCAGTGTTGGTTGAGAAATCAATAACAGACACGAAGTTTATTTAGTACTTTAAGGAGGTAAAGTAAAATGACAGAAATTTTACAAGATTATGTATGGGAAACTGATGAAAACGAGTTACGGGAACTCATTAACTCAGGTTATGAGATTATATATCAGGATGTTAATTTATCCACGATATACGATGAAATAGCGAACTGTTATGAAAATCACGAACTACAGGAACAGATCCTCAAACATTTATTAGGATACTATGGTCTATGCGTTTTAGTACACGTTGACGGCGTGTATTATTGGTTAATGCAATTGTAGGAGGAAAAAATAAAATGATAAAAAAATATCATGGCAACTTCAGCCGTTTAGTAATGAACGGCAAACCTTTCACGAACTATATAGTTCGTGGAAGGGAAATTGTACAAATAAGTGACAGAACCTATCACATCGTGGGAATGGAAACCCTGTTAACATTTTCACGAAGAGCGAAAGTTTACAGATTTAAGAACTACACAATTGTAAGAGATTGTGGAAGATATCACATTTTCAAGTAATGCAATGAAAGGATACCCATAATCGGGTATCCTTTTTTATAGCCCAGATGCAATAATATTCTCTTATCCCATGATAACTAATTATTGGGGGAGGGAAAAGCACGCTATTAAGTATACCATAAACAGTATAATATACAATAGATAAACTATTAACAATTTGGGGGAAAGAATAATCTAATAGACTATATAATAGATATACATCATATAGGGTATAGATACTAAAGGTATAGGATATATATGCATATATAATAGGCATGTAACATAGGGTAAAATAAGCATTAAACGTTGAAATTTGAACATTAGACCATATGCATGGTAGTATGGAAAATGTAGTCCCGTTTATGTATATGTATACGGTTATATACAGATTATGGAGTATATAAATCCATTCCTATTTTGTGAATTAATTATTTTTTTCCTTTAACAAACGTTGAAATATACACATTATACAGACATTTTACTGTTTAGTTACATTAAACATTAAGTTTTATTTAACAATCTTCTATATGACTTTCTTCTATTATATAGTTAAATTATATTGTCTTTTGTTTGTCATTGTTCTTTGGGACTTTACTTTGTTAAAGTTTTCTGTTAAATCAATGTCAAAGTACTTTAGCAGGGATGCGCCCCATAGGAAAATAAATATGCACTCGTGTGGAAATTTATAGTAAAGGTATATTTTTTCACACTCTACGTGGAATTTACTAAAGGTTTTGTATATAGATTATCTAATAGGTTATTTATCCTCATTGTCAATTTATTGTCATTCTAATGTATATACTATATAGTATTATTACTATATGATATTCTTTTCTCTATATGTATATTTATTATATGTATTTTGGTATTCTCTTCTCCCCCCCAATAGTTAAATAATTGTTAAAGGGCTTTACACCATTGAAAAATTGCATAATTATAGGTTCTGTGCTATAAATAGTAGTTGATGTATTAATGTCTAATGGAATGTACACTTTAGTGAACTTTACTTTGGTCTTAGTTTGTATAGTATAGTATTATATAATATATTTTTCTTACTATGTGGAATTCTGTTAAATTCTTTCTTCCCCAATCACTAATGTGATTGGTAAATATTTCCCCCACTTTGTTAGAAAAAGAAGGGAATGAGAGAATAGAAGAGTATAGGGAGGTGAAATAGAGTGAGTAATGAAAGGATAGATGAGGAGAGGTTAGACAGTGAATTAGATAGAGATGACAATCCTTGGGATGAAAATAACAAGGATAGAGATGACAATCCTTGGGATAGACTGGATGAATATGATAAAGAGATGTATAAAGATTCTACTAAAAGTGGAGAGCCTTGGGATACCCCTGTAGATAGGGGCTTTGGTTACCAGAACTTAGTGAAAAGTATTATGGATGGGGAATCTTTAATGGAAGAGTATCAAATTCCTCTTTTCCCCCTTTCTCAAGATGAGAAGCAGTTTGGTGAATTAAGGGTATCTGGGTTTACTTTAGAGGATGCATACATTCAGGCTTTTGGTAAGACAGATAAAAAGACAAGGAAACCCCTTAAATCCTCTACTATGGTAGCCAGAGCCAGAACTTTAGAGAAAAAACCTTATATGATAGCTTATAAACAGTACATAGAGTCTAAATTAGACCTTATGTTCGTAGAAAGGGCTATGTGGAGTAGGGAAGATAGTACAAGAGCTCTTAGAAACCTTATACAGGCAGCAGAAGAAGAGATTCAAGATAATAATACTGCTTTAGAGATGCGATTAGCCTTAATTAAAGAGAATGTAGAAGAAGGAATGTGGGATGAAAGAAAGGCTATGGAAGAAACAGCTAAGTTATTGGCTGGNAGAAGATTGTCTAAGAATACTCAAGCTGCCATTACTGAATCTGTTAAGGAATTGAACGCTATGTTTGGTTTTGATGGGGAAGGATTAAGACAGTCTGATGCTGTTACTTTTGTAGATAGTGAAATAATCGAAGATTAGTTCTTCTTTTCCCCCATTTTTAGAAAAGGAGGTGAATGAATGCTGGCAAAACAGGAGTTGGCAAGATTGGAAAGAAATAAACCCAATAAGAATGCTGACCCTACTATCTTAACTAAGGATAACCAAATAGATATACAAAAGGCAGTAGGGAGAAATTATGCTGACTTTTGGAATAGTAAAGATAGATACTTAGTGTTAAAGGGTTCACGTTCTTCTAAAAAGTCATTTAATGCTGCTCAAAAGATTATCTATAATATGATGTATTACTATCATAAGTATGATGTGGTTCCCAATACATTGGTGATTAGAAGATTCTTTAATACCCATAAAGACTCTACTTTTGCCCTATTAAATAAGGTAATCAATCGATTTGGAGTAGCTCATAAATGGAAGGTCACTATGAACCCAATGCAGTTGACCTATTTACCCAGTGGTGGCAAGATTATATTTAAGGGTGAGCCTGTCTGTGCCCTTGTAAAACTCATCTAATTCAGGGGAACTCTTTGTAAAAAGACAATCCTGAGCGAAGCCCATGAATAATGGGAACGTGCAACGACTATCCCGAAAGGGAGTACACTCAAGTGAGTGGAAACGGTGAGCAGTATCTATTTGGATATTGAAGATATAGTCTAAACTGCATAGCAATATGCAGCTGTATTTTATCTTTGATTGTTAATCTTTAGATAAAGTGCGTACAATGCTTAACGACCATTGTAGAATACCTCGAAATATATGGCGGACAACATGGACTCCGTAACATCTGTCACTACTGAGTTTGGACATTTATGTTGGGTGTGGATTAATACTATGGTTCACATTAAACCCCTCTAATTCGGTGAACCCCCTAACACATAATGGTGAGGGCAATACCGAGCGAAGCCTATCTACGATAGGAACGTGTAACGACTATCCGTAAGGAGTAAGGCATAAGTATGCTTGAAACGGGGGGTACTAATATTTAATTTTTAACTTAGATTGTTAAATAATTAACTTTAGTAAAGATATAGTCTGAACTACAGGGAAACTTGTAGAAGATATATGGAAACGATATATCTGCAACATAATTGTGAAGAGGCTTTTCAAATCGAGAGAGAAACTGACTTTGATAAACTTGACCTTTCCATTCGTGGAACTTTACCTGAACCTCTGTTCTATCAAATCATCCTTACCCTTAACCCATGGAGTGATAAGTGGTGGGGCAAGAGGAGGTTCTTTGATGGCTCACCTCATTTAACCACAGCCTTAACCAGAAACTACTATCATAATGAATTTAATGACCCCCAGTTCTTAGAGATTATGGAAGATATGAAAAAGAACTTCCCTATGCGTTATAGAATTGAAGGAATGGGGGAATGGGGAGTTTCTGAAGGAATCATCTATCAGCAATATGGAATGGATGGTGGAGACACTGGTTGGTTAGTAGATAACTACAACCGTAATCGATACTTACAGTTGGCTTATAATCCAGAAGAGAAAGATTATCGGTTGTTTGCTGGCTTAGACTTAGGGTTTGTAGACCCTACAGCTTTTGTAGCAGGGGTAGCTCATGAACCTTCCAGAACCCTTTATGTGGGTTGGGAGTATTATAAGTCTGGTGCCTCAAACCAGCAGATTGTAGATGCCATCACTCATTTAGGATTCAAGGATGCTCCTATTTATGCAGATAGTGCTGACAGTAGAAGTATCAATGAATTATATTTATTAGGCTTAAGTAGTATTTATCCAGTAAAGAAGGGTGCAGATAGTGTGCTCAACGGGATTCGTAAATTGCAAGACTATCGGATAGTGATTCATCCTGAGTGCCATAATGTACAGTTAGAGATTAGTAACTATGCATGGCAGAAGGATAGTCAGACAGACCAAATGAAGGAGAAACCTGCTCATGACTTTTCACATAGCATGGATGCTCTAAGGTATGGTACACAAGATGTTTGTAGAGATACCTTCTTGTTTGGTTCTAAGAATCCTAAGAAAATGGTTACTGGATTTACTTACTAAATAGCCTTTTGTATCAAATAACTTGCCTCATAGAGGGGAGTTATTCATCACTCAAGAGAAATAGGAGGTGGAATATGCCTTATTCAGATAACTCTTCTATTGCCCCTGATATTACACGATATTTGGGGCAAATTCCCGGGTTACATAGCTTAGGGATGTCTGAACTAAGTGCCATGCGGTATTTGCAGTCCGTAATTGGTACAGATTCTTTAGAAGAAGCTGATGTAGAGAAGGTTATGGTTGAGTTGAAAGACCAAACTGAATTTATTGAAGCTGAGATTGCAGAATGGGAAAATAGTGAAGTAAGGGGAGAGATGCTGCGTTCCTTAGATTACTATAAAAATAATACCCCAGCAAAAGATTTCAAAAGGAAATATATCAATCAAGATGGCTTGTTAGAAGAAGATTCCAGAATGCATAATGCCAGATTGAACCATCCTTTGATGAGAAAGATTGTGAATCAAAAAACAAACTATGCCTTGTCTAAACCCTTTAGTATTACGACAGAATCTAATTTAGATAGTTCTGGGCAAAAGAAAAAGGGTGAGGATGCTGAAGTAGTCAAGGAATTGATTACAGAACTAAACAATAACTACTTCACTAATGAGTTTAAGAGAGACCTAAAGGACATCGGTAGAGAAGCTGTCATTAAGGGTTTATGCTGGGTCTATGTAAATTACAATGAAGAAGGGAAGTTGCAGTTACGAAGTGTGCCCGCAGAGAAAGTGATTCCTTTCTGGGCAGATGAAGAGAAAAAGACGTTAGATGCTCTTATTTATTACTATACTGTTCATAAGTATGAAAGAAGTCAAAAGACAAATAAATTAGAGAAAAGAGAAGTATTGAAGATTCTTTATTTTACCCCTAAAGGGATTTTTCATTATGAAAGAAATGATGATGGAGTTGTGGTAGACCCCGATGAACCATCCTTTTTTGAGCCCCACTTTAAGGTGATAAATGAAGAACAAGAAACAATAGATATGGCTTGGGAGAGAATCCCTTGGATTGCCTTTAGAGATAATAAGTATGAACTACCTATGATATCTCTTATTGGAAATCTGTTAGATGAATATGATGCCGTTACTTCTACAATCGTAAATATCTTAGTTGATATCCCTAACTCCATTAAGGTCATTAAGAACTACATGGGAACTGACCCTGAAGCCTTTACGGAGTTTGTATCTAAATATCGAACCATCTTCATTAGAGATGATGGGGATGCCCATACCTTAGAAACGAAGTTTGATATTAAGTCTTTTGAGGAGACCCTAAATCGACTCAGGAAAGATATTTATGAAGGCTCAAGTACAGTGGATACACAAGAGGCTTCCTTAGGGAATGCTTCTGGGGTGGCTCTAAAGTTCCGTTATGCAGACTTGGACACAGCCACAGATGATTTAATTAGTGAATTTCTTACCTCCATGGATAAAGTGATTTGGTTTATTCTCCATGATATTAAAAGGAGAACAGGGAATGACTACTCGAATATTCAATATCGTATCTTGTTTAGAAAAGACTTAATTATTGATGAAGAGGTAGCTGTCCTGAATGCTCAGAGAAGTGCTGGAATACTGTCTGAGAGAACCAACCTTGCTAACCATCCCTATGTTGAAAATGTAGAGGAAGAGTTGGAATATAAGGAGGAAGAGAGAATTAAACAATTGGAAGATATGATGGAGCAGATGAAAGAATTCCAGAAGGTAGACCCATCTCTTTCTCCCCCCAATGATTTAGGGGATAAGGGTGTGACCCAGAAGAACTTTACAAACGACCAATATCCTTCCAGAAGTAGAACTGCTATTGACAAGGAGAGGAATAGTAGGACTGTAAATCAAGTATCACGCCAAAAGAGTCTTGAAAATAAGAGGTAGCATAAAATAGAGAGGAGGTAGAGTACAATGGAATCCGATTACAGAGAAATCATTGAGAAGTATCCAGTTGTACAATTGATGTTAAATAATGAACAAAGAATAGAGCCTCTTTTAACTGCTACCGATAGAGCGGTAAAGAAATGTAGTGATAAATTAGTTAGGCTTTATCGTGAGTTCAAAGGAATTATTTCTGACTTCCCTAAGGATGCAACCACTGGGAATGTTGAGGTAAATTTTAAGGAGCAGTATGTTCCCTTAGATGTGATTTTAGATATGCGAACCAGAATCCGCCATTTGCCCAGAACAGAATTGAGAGGTTTAACTCAATTGGTACGCTCTAATGAATATGTGACAAGGCTGAAAATGGAGCAATACATTGAGGTCATGATTTACATTGTCATTATTGAAGAGTTAGGTGTAACTTTTGGAGAGAGTGAAGAAACCATATTGGATAACTACACAGCTTCTTTAGGGGAGATTGTAGAATACTATGGTTTAGAAAGTGAAATCGATAGGAATTATGCTGTCATTTTGGATGCAGTGTTACCTAATGACAAAAGAAGTTTTGAAGATGCCTTAGATACTATGTACTATGGGGCAGTTGGAAGTATTGTTACCTCTACTATCAGGAGTTTGAATACCAATTACCCTTATCGTACCAGTGTAGAGGCAGTTCTTAAAGCCTTCCAGAATAATCACAAGGCTCATTTAGTATTAAGAAATAACTATGCCTTTAACCTTGCTATGAAAAATGGTGGGGAAAGAGGAGGAGTGGAGAAGTTTCGGGTGGTTGCTGTATTGGATAACAGAACTACTGAGTTCTGTAAGCATATTCATGGGAAAGAGTTCTTCATTTGGGAAGGTGAAGTAGGGGTGAATATTCCTCCCTTCCACTTTAATTGTAGAACAATTATGGAACTACTTCTTTAATCTCCCCTAACACCATTAAAAAATTGCATTTAATCAGATTATATGATTCAATGTAAGTTGATGTAAACATCTGTTAAAGTTTTAACTATTTTATTTAGTTAACTTCAGATTCTATCTCTAATCATCCTCAAAGATGTAAAACTTGAAGGAGGTAAAAATGAGTTTTAAGGACAAGATTGCAGAATTAAACCTAAGTGATGATATTGTAAAGGCAGTTATCGATTTACATAATCAGGAGATTGCTGGGCAGTACATCCCGAAAGAGAGGTTTGATACTGTCAATAACAAGAAGAATAGTTTAGAAGAGCAAATCGATACCCTCCAAAAGGACATTGAGAAGTTCTCAGAATCAGGGGAAGAGGTAGAAACCCTAAAGAGGCAATTGTCTGATAAGGCAGAAGAGATTCAGAAAGCACAGGAAGAATCAAAGGCAGCTATCATGGAAGCCAATAAGAAGTTTCATGTCATGCTGAATATTATGAATGATGCTGAAAAGGTTCCCAATGATGCTGAATTGGTCTATAGTCTTTTGGACATGAGCCCTGTGAAGTTCAATGAGAATGGAGAAGTTGTTGGTGGATTAGAAGAAGCTAAGAATAAACTATTCGAGGAGAAAGCATTTCTTTTTAAGCCTGTACAAGAAGAACCTAAAGAATATTCTGGATGGATTCCCAAAGGTAAGAACCTGCCCGCTGGAGTTGGTGCTCCCGGGTCTAAGAAAGAGGATGCCAATGAATATGCTGCTTTAGGAAAGGCTATGGCAGAAGAGAAGCTGAGATTAGAAAACAAAAAGATTCAAGAATAAGGAGGATTGATTGAGTATGATTATTAGAACTACTAAAGTTCTTGCTCCCCAAAAGCATATTCTTGCAATGCCTGACCACTATGTCAATATTGGTTTCAGGGTAGAAAAAGCAAAGGCTGCTGGTGGAATGGTTACACAAGATGAAAATACGGGGCGATTTATGGTACGTGCTGGTACTCCCTATCCCGCAAATGATGAGACTGCAATTGGATTGGTATTCAATGATTATGATGTTACTGATGAAGATAAGAACATTGCTGTAATGATTCACGGTTTTGTTCAACGTAAAAATGTAGAAGAGAACGCTGGGGTTACGATTACTGCTGAAGCTGAAGCAGCTATGAAGCAAATCACAATCCTTGACGAAATCTCCGAAGGCGGAGACGAAGGCGGAGACGAAGGCGGAGACGAAGGCGGAGACGAAGGCGGAGACGAAGGCGGAGACGAAGGCGGAGAGCCCGAAGGCGACTAATAAGAGGTGAAATAAATAATGACTGATAGAGTAGTAGATATTGCCCAATTAGTTAATGCTCAAATTTTGGCTTCTTATTGGGAGAACATTAATCGATATCAAGATAACCCGAATCTGGGAGCATCCTTGTTCCCTGCTCGTAGAAGTAATAACACTGACCTGCAAATGATTAGAGGTACGAAAGGACTTCCTGTAGTACTGCAACCCAGTGAGTTTGATACCAAAGCACCGTTGCGTGACAAAATGGGTATCACTTCTCTGCAATATGGTATGCCCTTCTTTAGAGAGGCTGCTCAAATTGGAGAGAAAGAACGACAAGAACTCTTTAAGTTGATGAACTCTGGTGAAGAATTTGTCAAACGTTTCCTGCCCATGATTTACGACCAATTGACTCCCTTGATTGAGGGTGCTGAGGCTCGAATGGAGCAAATGAGAATGTCTGTTCTGTCTACTGGGGCTATTCGTGTTAAGGCTTCTGCTGAAACTGGAAGAGATGTACAGTATGACCTGAACTTCGACCAAGATGGAGAATGGGCATCCAGCAACCAATTTGAATTGACTGGTACGGATACATGGGAGGAAGCCAATGCTGATTCCAATGACCCCGTTGCTGACCTGTTAGAAATTAAAGACCAGATTCTGGATGAAACTGGACACGTACCGACTCGTGTACTGTTGAACTCCACTACTCTTCGTAATATGCTCAAATCTGAGAGCCTGAAGAAAGGTATGAATCCCCTGTACTTTGATTCCCTGCGATTCTCCCGTTCTGAACTGCAATCCTATGTACAGCAAGAAACGGGTCTGGAGTTTATTGTATATGACAAGATGTTTGTTAATGATGACAAGGAAACGGTTAAATACTATCCTGACAATCAAATTACCCTGCTGCCGAGTGGAGCTGTAGGTTCTTCGGTCTATGGGGTAACCCCTGAAGAGCTTGACCTGTTGGGTGCTTCTGGACACGCTGCAAACACTGCCATTGTGAATCCCGGGATTGCTGTTACTACGTATCGTGAACCCCATCCTGTTAACATTGCAACAATTGTTTCCATGGTAGGAGCCCCTTCCTTTGACCGTATGGAAGAAGTGTTCATCGTTAAGGTTGCTTAATAGAAGGGCACAAGATAGAGATTGCCTAAAGGGGTGATAAGATGGCAAAGGTATTTTTTAGTAGAAATATTAAATTTAACGGAAAATGGTACAATGGTGAAGTAGATATCCCTGATGAACTATATGCTGACGCTCTAAAGGTAGGTGCATTCAAGGTAGAAGATGGAGAACCTAGTGGACAACCCAAAAAAGAGAAAGCAGAAGTACAGAAATCTGACACTAAACAAGCTGAAGAAGAAAAACAGAAAGTGGAAGAAGAAGTTGAGTTAGTAGATGGTGAATTGGCTGAAGAAGTGGAAGTAAACATTGACAAACTTAAGAAAGCTGAACTCCAACAATTAGCTGAGCATAGAGGGATTGAATACAATAAGAATGCCACTGTGGCAGACTTGAAAAAGCTGCTTAGATAGTAGGAGGATGACGAGGTATGGATTATTATGATGAAATCCAAGAAATTGTAGAAATGAAATTGGAGCTGATGAACCATACCTCTTTTTCTGAAGAGCATATTGAACTGCTCATTAAAGAAGCAGAGGTAAAGATTCTGAATTATATTAACTGCTCAAGGATGCCAAAACAAGCCTACTACACGTGGGCAAATATTGTTGTGGATTATGTCACTTACTTAGAGTTTGTGAGAGAGAAGCTCTCTACTGGAGATGGGTATGCAATTACTCCCAATGTATCTGGGGGTACCAAATCCATTAAAGATGGTGACTCTACTGTAGAGTTCTTTCAATCTACTGGTACTTCCCTTATTGGGGGAAGAAGAAGTCTTTCATGGGATGACCTACTATTCGACCATAAGCATGACTTAATGGAGTTTAGGAATATGATACCACATAATCATTTTGGTAAGAGGTTATAATCATGCGACTTCATATTGATTATGCAAGAGCATTCTATGAACTTCTTTTTACTGATAAAGTTGATATTTATAGAAAGGTTAAGACTAAGAATCCAGATGGTACAGTGGGTACTTCTGAATTTCATTTGCTCTATGAATCGATAGACTGTAAACTTTCTTTTGGAGAAAATGATGACTCTGCACACGATACTGGATTTATGTTAGAAGGATTCCAACCCATCAAATTATTTTTACCTGTAGGAACTGATGTCCTAAAAGGAGATAAGGTTGTAGCTCATGTTATTGATTATCAAGGCAATGAGTTAGGGAAGTATAGTGGGATATTAAATCTTCCTAAGCACTATACAACGAAAATTGAAGTTACATTTGTAGAAGATAGGGTAGCGTAGGGGTTGGTGGTATGCAATTATCTGCTGACTTTAGACCCCTACGGAAACTACAGGAGAGGTTTCTTAGAGCCCATAAAGGTGTTTCTGGATACTTAGAAGATGAGATGGATGAATTTGCAGACATAGCACTTCAAACTATGAGAGATTATTCTCCTGTCAAATACGGAAACCTTAGAGATTCGTGGTATATTGTCACCCAAGGGAAGTATATACGTATCCTACAGACAGATTCTCCCTATGCAAAGCCATTAAATGATGGGTATTATCATACAGCCAGATTTGTTCCCGGGTATTGGTCTGGTGATACATTTCATTATGAGCGTTCCAGCCCCACAGGACAATTCTTTAAGGCTGGGTGGAGAGATGGATTTAACTTTTTAGAAAAGACAGTGGCTCACATGGAAGATGATGAAGCCAGAAGATTTGGAAGAGATACTGTACGAAAAATCCGTAAGGATTTAGAAGGATAGGAGGGGTTTATCATGGGATTAGCTCAAGAAAACATAAGAACCTCTCATAATGAAACTGCAATCTTTACAGCCCATACAGTGAAGAATGCCTTGATTCGACAGCTGGTTGAAGAGTTTCCTGAATATGATATTCATAAGGAACCACAATATCAACACGCTGCTGAATCCTTAGGCTTAGAAGATTACACCTATGATAGTTTTGTGGATAAAGCAGAAGATGAGCAAAGACCTGTTATCTTTGTTCGTCAATTTAATGTCAATCAATATGAAAGAGGGAATGAGATAATGGATAGAACTTATCAGAATGAAGTAAGATTCTTCTTAGGTAATTCTACTATCCCCAATCATTTGAAAGATGATTTTATCCATAGAGGACAATTATGCTCAAGGTATATTTATATCCCGACTGTGAGTGAAAATCCAGAAGGAGATTATATTACACAGATGCTACCTGTTAGAGCTACAAGGCAAACCTCTACGAGAGGAAATGATAATCTGATAATGTATGTAGATTATAAGGTTCGTTTAATCCCCAATGTGATTTATGATAAAATGAGGCAGTTAGGATTAAACGTGTATGTAAAATTGCAGAAGGACTACTATGACCGATTACTGGGTTGAAGTAGTGATGAATATGAAAAGGAGGTAGAAAATGGCTCAAGGTAGTTTTACTGATTTTGATAAAATTAGACCCGGAGCATATGTTCGGTTTATGGCAACTCGGACAGATGCTGATATGCTGGGTGCTAATGGGATTGTAGCTACTGTTTTACCCCTTGCATGGGGTGATGACATTGTTCGATTGACAGCGGATGATGTTAGGGGCGGAAGAACGCTTGAACTAACTGGGTATGCTATGGGAGCACCTGAATTAGTATCTGTTCAGAAAGCCTTAGAAAATGCAAGGGAAGTAGTAATTGTTAGAGGAGATGCTGGTTCTACGAAGGCAACAGCAACGGTAATAGTCCAATGGGTTGACGGTGAAGCTGTTGGTGCTGTTCTTACTGCTACTGCTAAATATGGCGGAGTATTGGGGAATGGTATTACAGTTACGATTGAATCCTTTGGGGATAGCTTTGTAGTAATCACGGCTCTGAATGGTACTGAGGTTGCTCGTTCCGTAGGTTCGACTGCTGAAGAAATTGAGGATAATATGTATGTTGACTTCACTGGAACTGGAGAGCTGTCTGAACAAGTTGCTACTGCTTTAGAAGGTGGGTCAAATGGAACGGTTGGTGGATGGTCTGAGGATATTGAGGAAGTAATTGGTGGTCTGAACTATGATGTAGTAGTTATGACAGACCCGTCTAAGCTGGTAGATTTTGAAAAGTTCCTGAAGAGAGAACATGATGCTGGAAGATATCGTACTGGGGTTGCTGTTGGAACTTATAGTAGTGATTCGGATGATGGTAACTTTGAAGGTCTGGTTAAGATTGACGAAGCTCAATATCCTGCATTAGCTCGTTACCCCAATGGTACTGAACATTCTCTCACTGCTGGGGAAGTTGCTCACTGGGTTGCTGGACTGTATGCTGGTACTTCCATTAACCGCGGAAATACCTATGCTGTTGTTCCTCATGTGGTTGAATTGAAGAAAGCATATAATGATGAAGAAACGGTTGCTCGATTGAATAAAGGATTTTTCCTTTTGACCTATCGTAGAGATGGAGCTGTAGTAGTGGAGCAAGATATTAACTCCCTGCACATCTTTAGCTCTATGCGTACAAGAGCTTACTCTAAGAACCGTACCATGCGTACTCTAGTGTACATTCAAGAGTACATTGTAGACCTCTTTGAAACTGGTTACATTGGGAAGGTTAATGCTAATGAGCATGGAAGAAGTGCCTTGAGTGGTGATATTGTAGCCTTCATGATGCGTTTGAGTGATGAAGGAGCTATCAGAAACTTTAATATTTCTGAAGATATCTCTATTCGTATGGGTGCTGAGCCTGACACCATTATTGTAGACCTGTTTGTACAACCCATGGATAGTCTTGAGAAGCTGTACTTGACTATTAACACAAGAGTATAAGGGGTGATGATGAATGGCTCTTAATTTTGAAAACTTTAATGCTAATAACTTAGTTAGTGGTTCTGAAGCTACGGCTATTATGACATATCGAGGACAAGTAGAAGATTTGTTCTATGTTAAATCTTTGACCGCCACTGTAGAAAAACAGAAGGAAGAAATTAAACTGCTCAGACGTAGAGGAAAGCAACATAAGTCCAATGGATTTACTGGTTCTGGCTCTATGACTATCTATGCTGTTACTTCTATCTTTAAGGAAATGATGGCTGAATATGCATTGACGGGTAGAGACTTTAACTTTAACTTGACAATCATTAACAATGACCCCACTGCTGGTATTGGCTCTCAAGAGACTATCTTGATTGACTGTAATATTGATAGTATGGACATTGCTAAGATTGATGTTGATGCTGATAACTTAGAGGAGGATGTTGAATTTACGTTTGCAGACTTCCTCCTGCCCAAATCTTATAACTAATATTTAATAAAGGGGGAGAAATAAGATTATGGAATACAATGAAATGAATCAAGAGAATGTACAAAACACTGAACAAGAAGTAGAAGTGATTGATAACAATAAAGTAGTGTCTCTGGCTGACTTCCTTTTAGATAACCCTGTGGATAATATGGTGTTCTCTGTAACTATGGAAGGAAGATTTGAAGGAAAAGAGTTTAAGGTAAAGCCCATTACGGATGCTCAATTAGACCTTGCAAGACGAAAAGCTACTAAGGGTGGAAAGAGCCAGCTTAGCTCTGAAGTTCTTCACTCCTCTATCATTACCCAATGCGTTATTGAACCTAACTTCAAATCGGAGGATTTCCTATCTCGTGCAGGAGTATCTACCCCTGAACAAGCAATTAATAAATTCCTCTTGTCTGGTGAGAAATCAAGATTAGCGGATAAAATCCTCCAAGTTTCTGGTTACAGTGATGACGAAGAACTTTATGAAGTAGCAAAAAACTAATTCGGGAGGATTCTCTGACGGGGGTGGCATACTATGCTTTTATTGAACATGGAGTGCTACCCTCTGTTATTATGAACCTCCCCAGAAAAGAAAGGATTCTTTTAATGGCTATGTTAACTTGTCGCTCTGAGGACTTAGAAAAAGAAGCAAGGGAGATGAAAAGTAAAGCTAAAAGGTAGTAGCCATAGAAGGGGTTAATTAGGAGTTGGTGCTGTGAAAACAATTAGTTTAGCAATGAAATTGGTAGATAATGTATCAAGACCTATCAAAAGAATTGCTGACAATATGGATGCTGTAGTAAAAGCTGCCAACCGATTAAAAAAGGCTGGCGGTGATTTAGATACTGTCGGTCAAAAAGTTGATAAATTTGGAACAAATATTGGGGAATTAGAAAGTTTTCATAGAGTGTCAGAAGCTCTTAGGACTGATTTTAGACTAATAGGAAAAGAGATAGGGTTGTCATCTAAGGAGTTAGATGGTATGGCACGAGCTGCTGTAAGAGCAGAAAGGAAATTGAGACAGGCTGCGAAGGTAAGGTTTTTTCAAGACACCATGCCGAGAATCGCAAACCATGCCCAATTAGCTTTACCTGCGCCAAAATGGACTTCTTTGGATGACCTACCTCTTGAATCAAAGTTTAGCAGAGCTTTTAATAAAACGAAAGGTGTTGTATCCTCCTTTTCGAGTTGGACAGTAGGAAAATTAAGAGGATTGTCCGAGAACATTGCGGGAATGAATTTGATTCCTGATAATTTGGGGCTAAAAGGAAATCCAAGAGGGGTAATCGACCAAGTATCCAATGCTATGGTTAGATTAAACTCTGGGATAGGGAATGTCATTATACGTTTTGGCGGTGTTGTAGGAGCTGTTCATCCTATCTCTGGTGCTGTTATTACTGTTATTGGTAATGTAATGAAGTTAGGTGGTGTTGTTCAGAGGCTTAGAGGTGAAGTGTTAAATCTTTCTAAATCCTTTGCGACTTCTCTTCTCCCCTCATTTGGAGGATTGCAAGAAATCTTCTCCAAGATTGGATGGCACTTACAAACTTTAGCAGCAGCTACCTACTTTGGTAAAAATGTAGTTGGTGTTGTGAATAATATGATGGGGAATGTGGATAGTTATGTATCTTCCATGACCCGTATTCAGAACATCTTAGAAGATGGAGAAACTGTAGAAGGAATTCGGGAAGGAATTCGTCAAGCATCCAAAGAGTCCAGAATGTTCTATGGGGATATGTTAGATGACGTTACGACCTTGAAACTAACTACTGGGGATGCCTTTGGTACGACTGACGAAGCCATTAAGTTTGCTACTATTATATCCAAATCATTCCAAGTTGCTGGTACAAAAGCTGAGTCTCAACGTTCCGCTATGCTACAATTAAGACAGGCATTGGGTTCTGGGGTACTGCAAGGTGACGAACTTAGGTCTATCTTAGAGGGTGCTCCTCTTTTGGCTAAGATGTTAGCTAAAAACTTAGGTTATGACTCTACAGGGGCAATGAAATCTGCTGCCAGTGAAGGGGAATTAACCACCGATAGAGTTATTGCAGGTATCCTGGCTGCTGAAGATGAGATTAACGAGATGTTCGATAAAATGCCTATGCGTTGGTCTGACATTATGACTCGGATTCGGACAGAAGCTCTATTCGGATTCCAAGATTTGTTTGAAAAGATATCAGGTATAATTAATCAACAGGATTTAGATGCCTTCTTTGAGAAAGTAGAAGGAAAATTCCGATGGATAGGAAGTAAGGGTATTGAGTTGATTGATACCATTACGGGGATTGTAGAAATATTTAAGACAGACCCCAAGGCTGGGATTACTGAAGCCATTACCCAATTTGGAGGAGCTCTAACTTTCCTCTTTGGTGTGTTTAAGGGTGGATTAGTAGGAAATCTCTTTAAGTTTGTAGGGGTTTGGAGAATGTTAAATCAGGTATTCGGTGAGGATACCTTTGACAATGCCATCACCAGAATGATTGATGGCTTAAAGAATTTTGATGAGATTTATCCCACCTTTGTTGAAAATCTGGTAGATGGGGTTACAGGTATTGCTGAAACCCTTAGAACCAGAATGCCAGAAATTGTCAATGCTTTTGGCGATACTTTAGTAGGATTATTTAATACAGTTGGAGAACACGCTCCTACATTAGTTAATGCTGTTGGCTCTACATTAGTTTCATTCCTAAGAGATTTATCACAGAGAGAAGATATCTTAACTTCTGCTTCTGAAATGATTGATGCTATCTTAGGTGCTATGGCTAATTGGAGTGGGGATATTGGATTTTATTTAGGTACTATCCTTACTAAAATTGTTACATGGTTTACAGATAATAAGGCTAAACTCTACGATGGCTCTGATAGTGTAATTGGAGGTTTCTTAGATGGCTTATCCGAGAGTGGATTATGGGAAGCTGTAGACCCTCTTCTCACTTCCTTAGTAGATGATGCTATTTCGGCTGCTGGAACTGCCTTAAAGGGGATTGGGGGTAAAATTGCCGAGAGCTTGATAAATGGTTTTCTTGACGATTTAGGCACTATGGGTGGAAGCATCTTAGATGGATTAAGTTGGTTTTGGAATGACCTCATCTTAGGGGGTTTAGGGGAAGATCATTCTCCGAGTAGCTATTTGATACAACCTCAAGTGCAAGAACCAGTTCTCCCAAGTAATTATGGAGGAACTGTAAAGAGTGCTGGAACTACAGTGGGGCAGAATTCAGGTCAAACTATTACTCAAGGGGTATCGAATGAACTTAGCCAATATCTCCCCTCCACTATGGGAAATCAGATGATTAATGCTTCCCTTAGTGCCCAGCAACAAGCCTCTCCTCAATTTACCAGTACAGGTCATGCTTTAGGTGGAGACTCTGCTCAAGGTATGACTTCTGCTGTGGGATTGATGGAAAGTTCTGCTATGCTATTCTCATTAGCTGGGGTACAATCTGCTCAATCTACTTCTGGATTGTATGATGCCGCTGGTAATTATTTAGGAAAAAGCACTACCACCGGTTGGGAAGGTACCAGAGGAGATTATAGAAGTGCTGTAGTAAACACCACTACTTCTGGACAAAAAGCTGTAATGAGATACACGGGAACGTATTATTATTCAGGGCAACAATTAGGATTGGGGGTTGCCCAAGGTATGAGGTCAGCTCTTCCTGAGGTACAGGCAGCAGCTTCTGAAATTATTAGAGCAGCCAATGCAGCTGCAAGACATACGGCTATGATTCGTTCTCCTTCCAGATTATTTAAGCATACGGTTGGTAAGATGATGGGCTTAGGGATTGCAGATGGTATGCTAATGACAATACCTACCATAGAAAATGCAGCTCAGAGATTGATTAAAGCAGCTGAAGGTGCTGCAAGGTATGATTTGAATCAATCCATTAGTAGCGTTCGTTCTACTATCCCTGATGAGAAGCCTGAGATGTCAACCAATGTAGCTCCTGAATTGTTGGCAAGAGGAAAGAGAGAATTTGTTCAACAGTATATTACTAATAATCATACACCCTCTATTCACTTGAATGGAGATGTGCATGAAACGGTAGATATAGATAATATGATTGCAATGATAGCCCAATTCTTAAAGGAATCCTATCAAGCAGACTTAGACTTATCATAAAGGAGGTGGAGAGATGACATATAACTATCCTTATGCTTCTGAGCATAGTGTAAGAGGAAATTACAGATGGGATATTGTAGCTGGAAAGGATTGGTTAGCTGGAAGAGAGAAAGGAGACCAGCACTTTCATACATTGATTTCTTTTCAGACTTCTTCCACTTCCTGTGTTTTGCCTGTACTACCAGAAGAATTATCTTTTGAGACAACCGCAGAACATACAACCCATAAGGTAATTAATGGGAAGGAGGTTACACTATTAAATACGAATTCTCCTGAAGAATTTACTATAGTTTCTTTCTTCCCCCAAGATTATCATAATTACCCTTTTACAATGCCCTATGACCGTGTGCAGAAGAATATTCATATGACTTCCCAGATAGGGAAGTTTAATGAGCAGGCTGTGTATTTAGACCAGCAAAACTATATTAAGTTTTTTGAGACGGCAATGGAATATGGGCTCCCAATTCGTGTATTCTTTTGGGGGTTAGATGCAAGGAAGGGGAAAGCGGATATTTTTACTATCCAATCATTTACCCACACTTATCGACATGGTACGGGGGATGTATATTTTAGTTTATCATTCAAAGAGTATCATGAAGCTGCAATTATAAGTGCTATTACCACAAAAATTGATGCTAATACGGGTAAGATTATTGCTCCTCCTGTGTCTAATCCCTCTTCTCCCCCTAATAGTGGAAAGTTTGCTACGGGGGATAGAGTAACAGCAACCGGCATTTGGACTGCTTCCTCAGACGGTTCTGGGGCAAGGGGAAATGCAAAGGCTGGTGTAGTATATAAGATAGAAAGAGTGAAGTCAGGTGCAACCAGACCTTATCACTTAGCTACCTTAGGTGGTACATGGCAAGGGTGGGTAGCTGCTTCACAATTAAAACACGCTTAGTTAATTTGTTAACTAATTAAGACACGTATAGTATATTTTAATTAGAAGGCTGTCAGGGGGTGTTTGGTAAAGGGGCTATGCTCCAGAATCAATTCTGTGCTAATAAACCCCCCTGTAGAGCCGAGTTTAGAGACGGTAGACCGAAATAGGTATAAGGAGGTGGGTGATGGGTAAGCCTATTAATAAAGTGATTGTAGAGATACATGATTTCATGAATACAGCTAAGCATACAATGTCTGAAAAGGTTATAAGTATCACCAAATCTTTATCACTGGAAAGTACCCCGGGAAGATGTGAAGTTGTTGTTGCTTATCATCCTATCTTCATTACCATTGGTAGTATTATTAAAGTTTGGGTGAATGGAGAGAGGTTCTTCACAGGTAGAGTCTATGCTGAGAGCACTTCCTCTGACGGTACTGTTTCATACACTTGTTATGATAGTTTGTATTTCTGGAAAGGTAGTAACCTTTTATCCTACCAAAATAAGAATGTATCCCACATCTTTAAGTCTACTGGGAGTATGGTAGAGGTTACTACAATCGTAGTGGATGAATGTACCTATGTACCACCCAGAATTATGACTGAAAACTCAACCTACTTCTCTGTGGTACAAGATGCTTTTGACAGAGCCTTGTTAGCAGGATATGGAATGTGGGTGATGAGAGATGATGGAAGTGGGAACGTACAGTTAATTAATGTAGTATTAGAATATAATCGGACAAAAAGAGTATTAATTATTGGCGATACATCTCTGGCTACCTCTTATAATATTACAAGAAGTGCTGAGGATGTAGTAACAGAAGTAAAGTTAATTCATGAAAACAATGAAGATAAAGTTCGTCACGTAGTTACAGCTGTAGATAATAGGGCAAAGAAGATGTATGGAAGAATCACTACTGTAGAGACTTCTTCTGAAGAGATGAACCTATCTCAGATTAAAGACAAGGCTAAGAATATTCTAAATAGTAAGAATGTAGTCAAAAATACATTTGATGTCAGTCTGGTAGGTCACAGTAGTCTGCTTCCCCTTAGAGCTGGAGATGGGGTTTTAGTTAACTTTAATAAATTAGGAAAGTTTGGGTTAAATGGTAGACCTTTTTTAATAGACAGTATTACTCATAATATAACTGCAAGGGATTATACAGTAGACCTGAATCTCTTAGGGGATATATTTGAAACGACAATTCGGTGATAGGTATGAGTTCATTTCGTGATGCAAATGTCATTCTGAAAATTATGAAAGATGTAGTGAGGCAGGTGGGTGGTTCATGTAACTTATCCTACGGTAGGGTTACGAAATCTTCTCCCCTTTATGTGCTCATGTCTGATGGTATGGGGTATGATGGTTCTCAATTAACTATCAACCCCGCTATTGAATCTCTTGATACGGGAGATAAGGTTATCCTGTTAGTAGATAAGCAATCAGGGATTAAGTATATACTGAACAAGGTGTAGAGCTAATAGGAGGTTAAAATGGAAGAAAGATTAAATGAAAGATACAATGAAAATGATTATAATCTGATGACAGATGATTATTTTACACGCTCTACATTCTCTGATTTAACTTTTAGATATGTAAAAGAAAGGGATACCATTGTTGGTACTGTAGCAGATAGAGATGCCTTGGAGCAAAGTATCTTCTTTATTTTGATGACAGAGAGATATACCTATCCTATCTTTAATCGAGATTATGGTGTTGATTTTGATGGTATTATAGGCAATACCATTGATGATGTTAGAACTCTTCTCCCCCAAAGAATTAGAGAAGCCTTAATAATGGATGATAGAATTACTTCCGTTGATGAGGTGGTGGTGCAAGAGATTGAATCTGGTGTAGCGTTAGTTACGATTTACATAGAGGATGTGTTTACTCAGCAATCTGTAGTAAATCTATCTTTTAATTATAGTTAAGGGGGTGAGAGAATGGCTGATTTTCAATGGTTAGTAGATTTATTAATGAATGAAACCTACCCTACGTATGATGAAATATTGTCAGATGCTTTAAGTAGAGTACCTGATTCAATAGATAAAAGACAAGGGTCGTTAATCTTTATTGCCTTAGCTCCTGCTTGCTATAAGTTGGCAGAATACTATGAAGCCCTTAGGGATGTGAAATTAAATAATAACCTGTTGACAGCTCAGGCTGAGAGCTTAGACTTGATTGGGGCAGGGCAAGGGTTGTCCAGATTCCATGCTACGAAGGCTCGGTTGTTAGGTTCCGTTACGAACCATACAGGAGACCCTATGCAGGTAGCGATTGGTACGAGGTTCTCTGCTAAATACAGTGCAGAAGATATATCCTATGTCATTGTAGAAGATAGGGGTGGAGGAAACTATGTATTTGAAGCTGAGTCAGTAGGTACGATTGGTAACACTTACTTAGGGGAATTGGTTCCCATTAGCTTTATTACGAACATAGGAATTAGTAATCTAACTTCTGTGTTAGTCAGTGGAAGGGATAAAGAATCAGATGATATTTTTAGAGACAGAATTATAGAAAGTACACTGAACCAAGCATTTGGTGGGAATATTGCTCAATATCGTGAGATGTTTCTATCCATTAGTGGTGTAGGGGCAGCCCAAATCTATCCTGCGGGGGATGGAGCTGGTACGGTGGTTGTAAGTGTGTTAGACAATACCTATAAACCTGTGAGTGCATCCTATATCGGTACATTAAAGGAATTAATTGACCCAGAAGATAGTGAAGGAGAGGGGGTTGGATTAGCTCCCATTAATCATAAAGTAAGGATTACTTCTGGTTCAGAAGCCTCTATTCATATATCTGTGCAGGTATCAATGGCTGGGGGATACACCTTACAGCAGATAGAATCTTCCATTACTCAAGCAGTGAATGATTATTTTGATAGTATAAAGAAGCAATGGGATACTGCTAATTCTATTGGTAGGTATGAAAGTAAGATATATTATTCTCAATTACTTTCTTCTATCTCCCAAGTAAATGGGGTTGTGAGTGTTACTGATTTACGATTGGGAAGGACTGATAACCCCACAGGACAAACAGATATTGTTTTAGAGCAATCACCTGCGAAACAAGAGGTTCCAGTATTAGGTTCAATTAATGTGACAAACTAATGGGGGTGAGGAAAATTGAATAAGGACACAAGAGATTTACTAAATAAACCACAAGATTTAACATATCTTCTCCCCCATCATTTTCGATATACGAAACCTTTAGATGAGTTATTGCAGACGGAAAGATTAGAATTTAGTAGAGCTGCAATTGAAACGAAACAAGTAGCTGGGGCTAATACCATAATGGGTGCTGGGGATACTGTCCTAAAGATGTATGAGCATCTGTTTGGTGTAAATGCTTCTATCTACTATGATATTAGGCAAATGGTTTCTCACATTGGTGAATATATTGAGAGACCTAACTTCAATGTGACGGTTCCGGGTACGGAGATGAAAGTCCAGCTGAATATGAAAGCAATCGGTGAATGTGGTGGGTATGTTGAAGTCCTTGCAGGTGGGTCGGAGACAGATAATTACGTTTTACCGTTTGATAATCACACACGTCAACACTCAATGGAGTTAACGGTTCCAGCAGATAAAGAAGTAAAGATATCCACACTGACTGCGTTGGGGCATGAGGTAAAGGTCTGGAATTTTGATGGGAAGAAAGTGTATATAATTCCTCAAGAAGGTCTTAGGGAAATAGAAATCAGTAGAGAAGATTTTATGGATAGTATTGTTACCAATTCTCTAATTGATTTGGCTGTTTATGAAGTTGAGGGCGGTGTAGATGTAGAGTTTATTGATGGGATTAACAAGAGTGGTCTTTTAGATGGCATCCTCCTATTTGTTTATGAGGGGGGAGGAAAGGTATCTTACCATAAGGAAATAGATATCTTTACTACCAGAAGAGAAAGATTACTCAATAGACAATCTCTTAACCCCCCTTTTACTGTAAAGTTTATTCAGAATCGATTGGATGAAATATTAGGGGAAGGAAACTACACTTTAGAGATTGACTATGAAAATTCTGCAATCATTGTAGAAAATACTTCCACTTCACAAGCATGGGCAGAAGAGTTGTTTATTACAATTAATAATGTAAAACCAGCCAGTATGCTATACATTAATCGACCTGTGGATATATCTAATCTTTATGTAAATGAATCTATCCATATGTCGCAATATTTGTACAATTATAGGCTGGGTACAAGATGGGTCTTAGGGAGGAAGCCCTTCCTGAGTTTTGAAGATAAAGGGGAGGTGAAGAGTTTGGCTGTTAAAAGTATAACGCCAGCTATGCATCACAAGGTTGCTCAATTTATTATAGGGGCGACTACAAAAGTTAGAATTAATGGCAGTCATATCATCACCACTTTTACGAGTAAGACTGTAGATGAGAATGAAGCCAATATCATTTATGATGTAGCATTTGGTTCGGTGGATAATGTAACGAAGATTGAGTTAATGGATGATGAAAATAATGTATTGTCTACGACTAATCTCTTTATCCCTGTTCCTGATGATACTCAAATTCGTCATAGAATCCCTGTGACATCTAATTAGGGGGAAGATAGAAATGAAAGTAATTAATTTGGGGGGTGAACAAAGTGGCTTATAATGCAAAGACAAACTGGGCAATAGATAATATTGTATTACCAGCAGATATGAATAGAATAGAGCAAGGTATAAAGGATGTAGATACTGGGAAAGCCCCTTTAAGCCATACCCATACCATTGCTAATATAACTGGATTACAGAGTGCTTTAAATGGAAAAGCAAGCTCTTCTCACAGCCACTCTATTTCTAATATTACTGGACTACAGAATGCTTTAGATGCTAAAGCAAGTGCATCCCATATTCATACTCCTGCTACCTCTGCAAGTAATGGGTTTATGTCATCTTCAGATAAGACAAAATTGGATGGGATTAGTAATAATGCAACAGAAACCTACGTAACAGATGGATTATCCTCTACCTCATCCACAATAGCTCTTTCTGCTAACCAAGGTAGGTTGTTGAAAGGTATGATTGATGCTAAGGCTCCTTCAAATCATACTCACACTAATGCAACCACCTCCTCTGCTGGATTTATGTCTACCGATGATAAGTCTAAGTTAGATGGAATTGCTGCAAACGCTAACAGAACTCTTGTAACAGACTCATTAACCAGTACCTCCACCACTTCTGCATTGTCAGCTAATCAAGGGAAAGTGTTAAATGATAATCTGGGTAATCTGTTAGGGCAGATGGATAATAAGTTAAGTAAGCCGGGAACTACCAGTTCTGACCAATTGAACTTAGGCTATATGCCCGGGGTTCATGCAAAAGGAACTGGGGGCACTGATTACCCTATGCTTAAGTTTTACGGACAAAATGGGGATACTTACGGATTGATTTATGCAGATTCTTCAGTCACTTCTTTAAGAAGCTGGTCTGGTACTGGAGGGGATGTTGAGGTAAAGGCATTGGGTTCTACTAAGAATGTAAATATCCAAGCAGGTTACAATGGTAATATTAATCTTAAAACCACTAATGATGCTGATGTAAGAGTTAATGGTTCTTCAGTAGCCCTGAAAAGTGACTTACCTAATGCTTTAGATAATGTTGTTAACGCAAAGTTAGGTAAATACCCCCGTGTACAGGGTGATTCTGCTACAGGGTCAAGTTATCTTGAATTTTATAATAATTATTATACGAGTTTAGGATATGTCGGATATAGTGACGCATCTAATAGTCCTATCAAGATAGTTGACAGCCAAGGAAATGGAATTGCACTTTTCACCACAGGATTCTTTAAGGTGAAAAGGGGTAGCGATGAAGGTTATGCAGATGTGGCTACTATTAAAGTTGGTACTTCTGTTCCCTCTGCTTCAAGTTTGGAAGATGGGGATATCTATATTCAGTATTAAGATTGGGGGTAGAGAAAAATGGATGGATTTGCTTTATGGGCAAAAGTTGCTGGTTCTCTTAGGAAGAGTAAAGCCGTGTATGTGAAAATTGGTGGAACTTTAAGGAAGGCAACAGCTGTGTACGCAAAAGTTGATGGAACTTTAAGGAAGGCAAGATAAATAGGAGGTGTAGATAGTGGAGAACAACGGAAAAATAGAAACCCAAATCCCTATTACAGATAAAGATTCGCAAGAGATTATCATTGATGTCGTTATGGAAGGGAAGTCTGCTTATGATTTGGCAGTAGAGAGAGGGTTTGATGGTACATTAGAAGAATGGTTGCTGTCTTTACATGGCAAAGACGGCAAGGATGCTGATGTCGATGGTATACAGGCTCAATTTGATACGGTGGAGGAGAGGCTGGATTCGACTGATGCGCAGTTGAATAATATGACGCAAGACTTCACTCAACATAAGTTAGATTATATGCCACATAGGTTCGAGAACAAAGTGCAAAATAAAACATACAAATTTGGATTCCAAGTGTCAGATGGAGGGAGTCCACAAATAATATTCGAGGAAGTGATATAATGGAGGTATTTAATTTACCAAGAGCAGACCAGTTAGATACTATGAATTTACTTTTGAGTGCAATCGCAAATAGAGAAAATGGAGTGTTTGAAATAACGAATTGGAAACACTTACAAACCTTAGTTAGAACAGGCATACATGAGCAGTTTATTAAGATAGGAGATTTATTAAAAGCGAACTATCGAGGTAAGGAAGAAATATTAGAGGTTATAGGTATTAACCATGATACTCCTACAGATGAGAGTCCCCATAGCTTGACCATCCAGTTTAGGGATTGTCTAGAAAACGTACAGTTTGATGCACCAGAAGCTCTTTATTATGCAAGTTCTGCAATGGCTCCGGGTGTTAAGGTATTTGAAATAGATAGTGGTAAGTACGAATTTACTACTACAGTAGAGATCCCTGAAGGTGGGGTAGTCTATTTATATGCATGGACTGACCCCTATACCCCTACTAGGGCTAGAATCTATGGAGCTGATAGGGTTACTATATTAGAGGATGATATAACAGTATCAGTGAGTACAGGGTCTGCTAACCTATCCCCAGTTAATCATCAACAGAGGTGTAGATATGGTTCTAATAATTACCTAGAGAGTAATATTAGGCAATGGCTAAATAGTGATAGAGAGACATTTCAGTGGGTGCCTCAGACTAACTTTGATATGCCCGGAACATCTGCAGCTTATAATGGTGGGGGGTTCCTAAATATCATAGACCCAGATATAGCAGCTGTATTAGGGGCGGTAGATAAACAGGTAGGTAGAAACACTGTAACAGATGATGGAGGACAGGATACTTTTAGTGACAAGGTATTTCTATTATCACAAGTAGAGGTCTATGGAGGTACTGGATCTGTAGGAGATGTTACAGGAGAAGAACCATATGAGTATTATGAGAAATTAGCAGCAGGGCCTACTACAGATGATGCTATACCGGGAAGGATTAAGCTCTTATCTGGTGCTCCTAGGCGTTGGTGGCTCAGGTCACCTTACGTTTCCAATGCTTATAGTACCCGTGATGTTGGTGGTAGTGGTATTGTGGGCAGCAGCAGTGCGACCAGTGCTATCGGGTTGGCTCCCGCTTGCGTGATAATCTAGCATCCAGAATCAGCCCCCGCAAGGGGGCGACTAGATACTGTATAGGCAGAGGAGAATGACCAGAGAAAAAGCTGATGAGTGTTATGTATCTTGGAAGGCCCATGCTAAGAATGGAAACTCTTATCAGTTAATAAAACGTATGGATTCCTATTATGAAAATTTATGGAAGGAGTGATTTAATGAGTATTAAACTATCAGTAGAAGAGCAAATACATCTTGAAAGACAAAGAAATTTAGCTCTACAGGCAGCAAAAGAAGAGATGGAAGATCTAATGCTAAGTCAATTAGTGGATCTGGACTTTAGGCAATCACTATCAGAAATGGGGGTAACTATAAATGACTTATAGACTTTGTAAACAATTAATTGAAAATGGCAACTATGATAAAGATGATATGTTAGTAAAATTAGATGTATTTTTACTAAATAATAGAATTAGTCAGGAGGAATATGAGGAACTTGTAGGATTATTAGAAGATTAGTCAACACATAATCAACATAAGGTTAATTATGCTGAGTAAGAATATTTTTTCTAGGAGGT